TTAGACAATAATACTTTTTTTTCCAGGAAGAATAAGAGTCTGTTTTTTAGGTTTTTCTACTTCAACATCATCCCACTCTTCAATAATATAATCAATATCATTTGACTGTAAGAATAGTACTAGTTTATCTCCCATAGGAATGATAGGTAGAACATAATCAATAATTGCATTATCTTCAATAACACCATCATTAAGTGAACCTTTTTTATGCTTCATCTTAGCATATTTAATGGGGTTGATATGTACTATCATACCTTCTTTAAATGGAGTATTAGGACCTGCTGCTATTACAGTTTGTTCCATCATTGGTTCTCCTTTACCATGAGTAATAATACCATTCTCATATAAATCCTCTTCATAAAGATTTAAAGAAGTTACTACATGGTCAAATGTAGGTTTAATTTTCTTTGCTTTAATTATCTTCATTTCTACTCTTCAATTCTTTGATTATATTAAATTGTTTCTTTTTATTCTTATACCTATCATAAGTAACATAGAACTTACCTATAGAAGGTATATTAATATTAGGTCTAAGCCTACTGAACTCTTCCTCTGTAAGATTTTCTTTAAGAGGAAGAGAAGACATATAGTCTCTTATAGTTATCCAATAAGCTTTATATACTTTATCTACGAATTCTTCACTTAAATTAAGTTCTTTTGCTACTTTTATAACTGAATCTTTATAATTCATCTTTTATCTTTTCTTCATCAAATATAAGTAATAAAGTAAACATCTTACCTTCTTCATATTCTGGAATAAATCTTGAGTAGATTTTATTATCCTTTATGAATTTTACTTTTCTCAATTTACCAAGTATTACTTGATAATATTGATTAGTAATGTGTAACTCTTTCATCATTTTATCTTTATTCTCTTTACTGAATAAGACATCATTTAGTATCTTTTCATCAGATATTTTCTTACTAAGTTCATATCTGTTTTTAAGCATACAAGCAGCTACTTCTAACTCTCTATCTGACAAAGTATGAAAAGGTCTTAAGAACTTTAACCATAGTGTGAAAAATCCCATTAAGTTCTTATAAGGAACTTTTAATGCACTATTTGGTCTATCCATTTTATTCTGATTCTTTATCTTCTTTATTCTCCTGTACAGGAGTCATAAGTTCTTTAATCTCATTAGCACAAGTATCTCTAAATTCCTTATCAAAAGGATAAGTAGATTCTACCACCTTAAACAAAAATTCCAATCTCTTAATTGTATCTGCCATATAAAGCTCTTGACACTTCTGTTTAAGCTTCATATTTTCCTGTGCTAACTGATTAGCAACTTCATTTAACTGCTCATAAGTGAGTTTCTTTTTTTCTCTATTCTCTTCCATATTTATTTATCTTTAAATTCTTCTAAATAATGATAACCATATTTATTAAAAAACATTTTATCCCACTCTTCAATAGGAGCTTTTCCTATATTAGTAGAATTACAATCTTCACAATATTCTGAACCTTCTAATACTGCTACATATCCTATTTTTAAAGATAGACATTTCTTGCAATAATATACAGGTTCTTTATTGTATTCTTCTTTATGTTCATTATTAAACTTCTCCATATTAACTTATTCATAATAGAAACAATAGAACCTATTTATAGCATATACTATATCCACTATTTGGTCCTTAGTAATATCTTTCTTATTAATATTATCACGTAACTCTTTACTAGTTGTACCTGAACAACTATTTATTGTTTTCAACATTCCTGCCATATTATTTTCTCCTTCCTCCTTTAGCAGCAGCACTCATTGCATTTGCTCTTTTAGTTAAGTTAGCTGCTTCTTTTCTAGCAGCAGCTGTTGCTCTCTTTAATCTAGCTTTATCAGACATAATTTCCTGATACCTAGCCATTATTCTAGCATCATCTTCTGCCTGCCATTGTAAATCACTTTTTATTGCCATACTCTTAATATTTTTATATTAGTACTCCTAACAAGATTTGAACTTGCATAGCCTAAAGGCTGAGGGATTTTAAGTCCCTTGTGTCTACCAATTCCACCATAGGAGCATTGTTTTATTTAACTGCTGCAAAGATAATACAAATATTTATATTATGCAAGGAAATTACATACTTTAACACTTAATTAACAGTCATTAAAAAAGGAGGTATTGACCTCCTTAACCATAGTGTATGAGCCATATTGCTCATAACACTTTAAACATCAATTAATTACGCAGGACACATAGGAGAAATACCATGTTTATAGAATGGTTCCATAGCATCTGCATAAGCTTTAAAATAAGCTTTAATCATGCTTTTTACAAATGTAATAACTTTCATAATAATACAAATTTAGAGTTTATATTGAGCTTCTCATAGGACTCAAACCTATAACCTTCACCTTACAAGGGTGACAATCTATCATTGATATAGAGAAGCTTATTTCTTTTCATATTTTTCTGACCATGCTTTGGTGATACCTACAGATGTAAATATAGCTGCTACTGCTGTAATATATTGTGCCATGCCACTTAAATCTGTATGTATTGTATGTTCATTAAATACTTCTACTAATAATACTATTATAGGTACTATAAGTAATAATATACCTACAATAGTTACAGATACTAGAAAGAAATTCTTAGAACTTACTCCTGTATTATTCTGTATAAGTTTTAATAAATAATTCATAGTCTCTCCTATGGGACTTGAACCCATGACCCCAACATTAAAAGTGTTGTGCTCTACCAGCTGAGCTAAAAAGAGTTAGTAGGAATGAAGGGGCTTGAACCCTTATGTGACCAATTATCCTTTCTACTGTGTATAAGACAGAGGGAATACATTCCTATTTAGCTGCCCCTACAGGACTTGAACCTGTGACACCTTGATTAACAGTCAAATGCTCTGACCAACTGAGCTAAGAGGCAGTAATAGCACTCTACTTTATTAAGGGAAAGTAGAGTTGAAAACCTTAGTTTAATATATTAAATCTAAAAGTTAATAGTTGTGGGTGTTGGATTCAAACCAACGACCACTTGGTTATGAGCCAAGTAAGCTATCACTACTACAACCCACAATGTAAGGGAGATAACTCTAGCCTCCCTTGTTACTAAGGATTCTACGACATCCACTAGGACTAAACTTACATAGATAAACTAAAACCTAGGAGTTACGTTGTATTCATATATGCATCTACAATACTTTTCATGTGGAGACAGAGAGACTCGAACTCTAAACTTTTCCTTGCAAAGGAAATATGTTACCAATTACACTACTATCCCCAAATTAAGCAGCTAGTCTTCACAGATTTACTGCTTATAGTTAATTTATTATGATAGATTTTGACTAAACTATCTTATCTTTACAGATTTGATAGTTTTATAATTTTAAATTTAAAATATATAAAGGCTTCTCTAACCACTTTGTGACTCTGATAGGATTCAAACCTATGACTCACAGCTTAGAAGGCTGTTACTCTATTCACTGAGTTACAGAGCCATCATAGTAGTATTTATAAGAATCGAACTCATACTTCTTGGGTCAAAGCCAAGTGTGCAGACCACTACACCAAAATACTATATTCTCCCAATAAAACCTGCAAGGGAGAATATCACCATTTATTTATGCAGATTAATAATACTAAGGTCATCACTCTTAATATTATAATGTGTAATCAAAAGATTACTTTATATGCTTTTCACTAAGATTATTTGCCCATTTCTCAGTGTAAAAGTCATAGTAATTCTTCTTTCTTAATGAAGGAAATATCCTTCTTAAACCACAATAAGTAATACTAGGAATACCTATTACAATTAAGTATAAAGGACCTAATATCTTACTTTGAATTGTATGTCCTAATTCATGTTTAACAGTTTTCCTATATTCTGAATTAAGTCCTACAAATACATAACAACCTAAAGTAACTGCTCCTCTCATAACACAAGGAATTACTATAGCTTGTTTATATCTGGAATCTACACCTAAATCTTTACACATCATTACTAAATATACTATATATAGTATAGCTAATAAGTGTTGAGGTAATTGCCATATAAACAATATCAGATTCCTTATATATTTCATAATTAACTTCATCATTTCAAACATCTATTATTTTACGGATGCAAAGGTAATATAAATATTTTAAACTACCAAATTTATTAAGATTATTTAACTTATTACTTATTTATATCCCTAAAGAATAATCTAATTTAGGAAATTGAAGCTTATATCTATGAGCTTCAGTAGGTAAAGTATCTAATAAATCAAATCCCTTAATCATTTCATTATTTGGAAATATTTTATTAGTCCAAGGAATATCATAAGCTATCTTAAAAGGTTTTGCCCCAGGAAGTAAACTACTAGCTTCAAAGTTTTTAATTTTATTACTAAGTTTATTTGTAAGTTTACTCAATTTGCTATCTTTATTTATAGTATAATAAGCTTTATCATTTAATACATCATCTAATCCTGAAAGTTTATGTGCTAACTTACCTTTTATAGATTTAGTATCTGCAAAGTATTCAATAACATCTGATAAATTATCTAATGCTTCTTCACCATTTTCATTTAAATACTTTTGAATAGCTTCATTATCATAACCATATTTGTTTATAAATTTATGTAAATTACTTGATACCTTTCTATTAACTTTACCTATAGTGCTATTGTATAAAGGTCTAATTACTTTATCTTCTATTATATTTCCTCTTAATCTACTCCAAGGCTGTAAATCCCAAGTATCCCTAATATGACTTACTCCATATTTTTGTCCATTATATCCTCTAGTAGTAAATTCTTCAATATTATTTGCTACATTTCCACCAGCACTATTTATAAAATCAACACTTTGGTCTTTAGGTAAAACTTTCAAATTGGATATACCTTTTGTATCAGTATAAGCACCTTTAACAATAGGAGATTCAGTCCAAGTATTAAACTTTTGAGGAAGACCTAAATATTTTCTCCAAGCATCAAACCTAGCTTCTAAAGCATGTAGACCAAACAAATTTTTTGTGATACCTACATTATAAAGGTCCAAATCATAAGCACTACTTTTATTAAACCAAGATGGGTTATCAATATCTGCTTCTGCTCCACTTAGAGCAGATTTAAATGCTCCTTTTATTCTAGATATAGGATTGTCATATCCTATTGGAGATATATTCTCAAATATATGTTTACGTAAATTACTAGGTCTAAGTCTATACATAGATATAGCTGTTTTTCCTCCAAAGTTTGGTAATAATATATCTCCACCTATATTACCTAATGTACTTATATAAGGATGTTCTTTAGTATATTCTCTAGTAAAGAAACCAGTATTACCTTGATTCATAAAGCTATTCATAAATGTATTATAATCTCTAGCTTCTCTTATAGAACCTACAATATTACTAGGACTAAAGTTACTTATAGGGGCTGTAGCAGCATTAATAAATTCTAATGTAGTATTAGGGTCATAATATTGTCTTGTATTTCTAGGCATAGTACCTTTAATTATAGGTACATGTTTTTCATCTAAATAACTTTGAGTATAGTTATTACCTGCACTATCATATAGATTACCATCTTCTACATGAAGTAATATATTACTTCTTCTATTATCTGCATCTATAAAACTTAAATTACCTCCTTCAGCAAACATATTACTATTTAAATCTGAATCAAAATCTGATAGTAATGATTTAGCATAACTATAATCTGGCTGTACAGGAGCAACATTATTATTACCAATAGATAATAAATTATCCATAGATATTGTGGGTCCTGTACCAGTAGAGAATAAGTCATCAATATCATTCTCTTTAGTTTTACCCATAATATCATTCATAGATAATTGAAGTCCTTTATATGCACCTAAATAGTTTTTACCTTGCCATTCTTCATTCTGTATTTGATAAGGATTACTACTATTTCTATTAGTAGTAGCAGTATAACCATAATTATGTGGTATTCCTCCTGTACCAGTGAATACAGTTTGATATTTACCACCAAATAAACTTCTTTCAATGTTTCTTCTAGTAGTAAGACCTCTTAATTCATTATCTTTTGAAGCCCACATAGATTTCTGTACATCTTCATTTGATGCTTTACCTTGAACATAATTAGTTAAGGTAGGTAATACTCTTTTCTTAAGATTACCCATACCTACATTATAGCCATAAGAATATAAGGCATCAAGTTGTTGTTGAGATAATTTAGACCTAATACTTGATGGTATTACCCTATTAAAGTCATTAGCTTCTGCTTGAAATGACCTATTAGTTCTCATTGAACTACCTTCCCAATTAGTTATTCTTTTCTTAATACTTTCTGATGGTTTATAACCACCATTAGCATACATATTATATCTGTTTCTTATATCAGATAAGTTATATATACCATTATTAACTGATTCTTTAATATAATCAGCTTTATCTTTTAAACTTAATTCATTCCAACTCATAGTTTATACTTTAAATTTTCTGCAAAGATATAAATAAAGTTTTATATATACAAGTATATAAACAAAAAAGAGTAGTAAACTTAATTACTACTCTTTTTAATGTTACTCTTAACATTATATATTGCATTGAAAAGTTTATAATTATCCCTTAGTTTCGACCTTAATTATTTATTTTTAAGGTATTCCATATGAACTTCTTTATTGGCGGTTATATTATTTCCCCTAGAGTCTTTTACCCTCAGCCTTTTCTCATCTATGTAGGCAGACTACAATATTTTATATCATATGGTTTTTGGTACACTCAATCTCATTTCTATTTAAAACTACCAAGCAGTAGGCAACCCTAGGCTTCTTTTCAATGCAATGTCACTAGGGTGAACCAATTAGACATAGAGTTCTAATTCCAGTGCAAAGATACAAATAAAAAATGAAACTACTAAATTTATAATTAATTTTATTAGTTAATTATATGTAAATTCCAAATATATAATTTGGTATAATACTATAGTTATGATTGTATACCATTACAGTTATTATGGTATACAAAATAGTAATTAAGCTTAATTAATTGATATATAGATAGTTATAGGGATTTTCCTATCTATTCTAATTTTACCTAAAATTATATGTATTTATACCTATCAAAATATACCTTATATAGTAATCTGATTTTTAATTTTTAAAATTTTATTTTTTATTTTTTATTGTAGTTACATAAGCGTGGTATAACCACCCAATACCCTCCCCAGCCTTCGGCATTTTGGGTTTATACCCCATGCCATAACATATTATTAACAGATTAAAACAAGAGATTATGGAAAAGATTATTTCAAGAAACAGAATGAGTGTTGAGTCCTTAAAGAGTTTATCATCTGACCAGTTGCACATCAAGGAGAATCCTAAGAAAGCAGGTTCATTCTTCTTTGTATGTGGGGACACTGTAGGCTACATTAGCAAGCCAGCTCTGAATAAGATTCAGAATGGTGGTACTGCAAAGGATTTGCAGTATGCTGAATGCAGCATTGATGCAGGTGCTACCTGGGTACCTTGCTTGATGATTCAAGGCACTGGAGCAGAAGACAAGTACACCTTGTAATCTGCTAATGGAGGGGCGAAAGCTCCTCCAATTTGTTTTAAAACTTTTCACAGAAACACTATTCTTCATTGAATGTTTTCTGTGAAATACTATTTATGTTCTATACTAATTAAGTAATATATTAAGAGTAAAAATATATTAACATAATTACTTCCTTTTTATATATTTTCAGTCTTATAGTATTACTTTAATTAATATATATAATCTATTGATTATTAGGTTGTTATGTTATAAGGGTGATTGGTTGATAATCAACAAACCCAAATAAACTAATCAAAATGAACAATCTTAAAAAATAGAACATAGAAGATATTCATATCATTTTATACTTTCTCATCACAACTCTAGTTGTTTTATTTAGTATAAAATATCAATAAAATAAATAGTTAAAATAATAAAATAGTAACAAAAAAGAAAAAACTATGCAAACAAACATTTTAGACATTCTTACAGAGAATGTACAACCTTCTACAACAGAGTATTCATTTGTCATTGACAAAGACCAAACTAATAATATCATTGGTCATGCCAAAGAAACTTTAGAAGATAATAGGTTTATTATTAAGCATGTAAAAATAATTATGATGACTGCACAAATTATTATAGTTAGAAAGTCTTCTGAAGATTTATTCTATGGATGGCGCAGCTATGATAGTGCTATCATGATTTCTGCTATAAAGAAAGTATACAGAAATAATGAACTTGTATTCGATTGTACTAAAAAATAAAAGATAACAAAGTAGGTAGTACTCTAGTGCTATCTACTTATTAACAACTTAAAAGTAAACAATATGAAAAAGAAGTATTTAATAACATTCTATAGAATGTTCAAGCCTAACTATTATTTAGCTAGGACTATTAATGCTTCTAAAACTATAGAGGAAGGTTTAAAAGATTGTAGAGCTTTTGCTTTGCATAAACACTTATTAAAAGGTAAGTGCATTTGGTTTAAAGTAACATTAAAAAAGTAACATTATGAGTACAATTATCAATGAAAAAGTAGCTACTTGCTACTACAAAAGTGAAAGAACTATTGTTCGTAAAAATCATGTAACTAAAATTACAAAAGAAATTGAATTAGTCTTTTGTGAAAGTAAGACAAAGAGCACTTACTATTCACATAAGAGTAAGCATAAAAAGCTTTTTAAGTATTAAAGTTGTTATGTTATAAATTTTTCCTACATAGTTAATAGATACTATAGTATTTATTACTATGTAGGTTTTTAATTCCTTAGTTATGAAAAAGTGTAGTACATTAGCCTTTTTTGCATTTATGCAATTTATCTATATAATTGCTATTGCAATGTGTTTCTATTTATTCTTATATAAAGGAACACAAATATTCATAGTATTATTCTTCTTGCTTCTTGCAGGTGGAATTAATAGCTATTGTCTTTTTAAAGAAATTAAAAGTAAAATTTAATTAAATATTGTTTGTAAGAATGATTGTTAGTCCTGTAAGGAGATAAATAACTCTAGTTTGGTTAATCAAAATATCAGTTACGATTGGTAATTGGTAATTAGTAACCTTTATTTATTCTCCCTTATAGGACCCAACAATTTTAAGTCAAATTATTTAAACAATATAATTATGTATAATCAAATAGAAAATCAAATAATATGAAACAAGTTTTATTATTAGATAGTACAGATAATATTATTAAACCTTTTAATGATTATAAATCTGCAAATCATTATAGGAATATGTATAACAGACCTGATTGGTCTATTAAAATTAAATAATTATGAAACATTTTTTATATCATATAATAGGAGAGGCTATATTAGCCTCTCTTCTTATATTTAGTACTATTTGTTTATATAATCAAGCACAAATAATTAATAAACAAAGAGAATTTATTGATGAATTACAATCTAAATATTATAAATTAGAAGAATATAGAGAAGTTATTTACTTAGCTGATATTATATTTGATAATAATGATATATGGAATATTGATAATTCTGAGATAATGAATGATTATATTAATATAAGATGTAATATTGATAGTACATTTTATGAAAGATTTCATAATAATGCATTATTAGATAGTATTTCTTATATGTATAATGAGTAAATTATATCTTTATGGAAATATTAAAATAATTAAGATATTAATAAAAAAATAAATAATGGAAACAAAAATGAACATAGTAACTATTTTAAAAGATAAACCAAAAAATACAAAGTTATATTCTCCCATATTTGGAGATATGTATTTTTCAGGTGTAGAAAATGACATTATAAAAGTAATACATCAGGGAAAAATAGTAATATTCTTTGGTGATGGTAGATATTATAATTATCCTGAATCAGAGCCATTATTGTTTCCTTCAAAGGAAATGCATGATTGGGAGAAATTCTCTTGGAAGAAAGGTGATGTCCTGATTATGAATGGATGTAGAGTTGTCTTTGACAAATGGCTTAATGATGATTATACAAGATTTAATGCGGTACATCTGCAAAACAGATATACTCCTATCTCTAACTTTATAACTAAATATTGGAGAAAGATAACAGATTTAGAAACTAAGATATATATGGAGTCCTTAGAAAGGGAATATGATGGTAAACTAAACCTCACTACCTTAAATATTGAAAAGCAACTTGAGTTCAAGGATGGAGATATAGTAGTAGCGGAAGAAGATAATTATTATGATAAGGTAATTTTTATTGCTACTATAAAAGATGATATTGTCAGCAAAGCCCTTATAAATGCAAGATATGAAGATTATGGAGTGCATTATAATGAGTATAGATTTGGTCACAATAGAAGTCTTCGTCTAGCCACTGATTCAGAGAAACAGCAGCTCTTTGATGCTCTCGAAAAGGAAGGCAAAGCTTGGGATGCTAAAAAGAAGCAGATTGTGGATTTGAAGCCAAAGGTTGAGCTGAAACCATTTGATAGGGTGTTGGTTAGAGATAGTAAATCAGATGAGTGGTGTGCAAACTTATTTAGTTATAAAAATGTAAATGAGCCTTACTATTGTGTTTATGCTAGTTGGAACTATTGTATTCCTTATGAAGGTAATGAACATCTTCTAGGTACAAAAAATAATCCTAAATAGTATAACCTCCACGACACAGAATGAGCGAAAGTAAGTTAAGGCTTTATTCCCATATACCTTCTTAGCCCCAGCACAATACTGGTCGTGGAGGTCATTATAAAACTTAATAATATGATAGATAAGAAAATAGAAGAAGCCAAGGAAGAAATCTATGAAGATAGATTTCTATTAAATGGTGAAGAAGTAGTCTTCGACAATGATGCTAAAGAGGAAATGTTCTATGAGGGGGACATCAAAGAAGCTATTGGACTAGGTGCTAAGTGGATGCAAGAAGAGTTCTTAAAGGACTTGTGGCATCCTGCTAGTGAAGAGCCTAAGAATTTGGAATATATAATCTTTACTAATGATATATTTGGGGAAATTTATTTCTTTACTATGCAAAGGGATAATTCACTTCAAAGTTGGGAAACAGAAGTAGCATGTCATAGCATAGACCAATGGGCTTATAGAAATGATATTGTTTCTTTAATATTGAAAGGAGATAAATAATGGGTATATTAGCATTTTTTGGGTTTATTTTAGTTATCATTGTAATAGTAGCTTGTACATCTGAAATAAGATATGAAGGTAATACAGCTTTATCTGTTGTACTTTTTGTTGTTGCAATTGTAGGATTGTTATTTATTATGGCATACATAAGTAATACTCCTACTGCCTTAGATGTATATAAAGGTAAGACAGAATTAAGAATTACTTATGAAGGTAAAACTCCTGTAGATTCAGTTGTAATTTATAAGAAATGAAATGAGTAATGGAAATATTTACATTTGACATTATGCTTAATGGAAGATTTATTTGTACTTTAAAATATAAATATAATTCAATCTTCCCTATTGATTTAGAAGAATTAGAAAAATTTATCTTAAATAAGAGACCTACTCTTAAAGGTAAAGATTTTAGAATTAAATTTTAACAATTATGAAAGTATTTAAATTATGTATTATTCTTGTTGCTTACTCTTATTTAGCTGGAAGAGAAATTGAATTTTATTCTTCTATCCTTAATGAATAGAAGCCTGCTTTTATTACTGATGTTAGTAACTTGATAAAAAATATTAATAATTATAGAATTAAACCAGAAGTAAAGTATAGACTTTTTAAAAATTTAAAAGAATGTCTAGAAGAAATACAATGTCATAATCCTTATGGTTGGATAAAAACAGATAATAATGTTCATCGTTTAATAACCCTTTTAGATGAAGATAGAGCACTAATAGGTTATCAAGAGACAAGTTGGACTTATGAAAAAAATATTCAAGTGTTTTACCTTTATGGATGGTAAACCTTTTGGTGTAAGATATTAACTTATTTAAATTAAAGTATATGGCAATAATAGCTAGTATATTTTGTTTTATTTACATATGTATGATAATATATGTATTAAATGAAATATTTAAAATGAAATAGAAAATACTAATAATTATAACATAACAAATAAAGAAATTATTCGAGTAAAAATTTTTGGTCTACTATTTTTGAATACTCGCTAATCACTAAAAATAGAGTAATAATAGTATTTTCTATAGTCCATAAATGCAAAAATTAGTAAGACTATAAACTCTAATTTACGTGATTTTGAAACTAAGATTTTAAGAGAAAAAGCTAGTGAGTTCTTACTATTTCTTATTATTAAAGAAAAGTGACTTTTACATAACAGTTTTCAATAGTAAAACTGTTAATTTTAATATTTATAATATATGAAGAATAAGAAATTACATGACATTATGAAGCATAGTAATGATGTCACTAAAAAATTAGTAGAGATTAATAACTTAGATAATCCTAAAGAGATTGCTAAAATTAATCAGATTACTGACTTATTTATCTCAGTTAAGAATAATGAAAAACTATTGCAATTATTAACAGTTGCAGTAGATATGGTAGTAGATTACATTAATAAAAATAAATAAGAAAACTATGGAAATTAAAGCTAATGTGAAGATTATTGAAGGAGGATTTGAAGAATCAGTAAATTTCTCTGTTAAGGGTAATTTTAATATTAATTTTAAAGTAACTCGTACTCCTGTAAGAGTAAGAGTGCTAAATATCTCTAATGAATCATATGATTATATGACTTCCAAAGAGTGCCCTGAATGGAGTAAAAAGGCAGAATGGCTTTCTATGTCTAAAAAGAAGAGATTTGAATCTCATCTTAATAGAATAGCACATGACTGCTTAGGAAAGGTTATGGATTATGAAGTTTTTAATGATTAAACATGTGAAATAGACGGTTTGTTTATAAAGATTTCAACACTTAGATAGTAGTCTGTTGTGAAACACACTACTATCATTTTTTAATAACTAAAAGTATGATAAAGATTATAATAATAGTAGGTATTATTATTTTTCTATTATTCCTATATAATAAATATAGTCCCAAAGTAGATATTATATTGTCTAATGGAAATTATGTATTTATTATGTGGTATAATGGTAGAGATAATAATGGAAATTATGTAAGAACTTATAAAAGATTACTTACATTATAAAAGAATTAATTATGAAGAATATAAGAATTAGTTGTGGTTTTGCATTATATATACTTATTATAGTAGCAATGTTATGTTTTACTACTATTAAATGCTGTGCACAAACTGTAACTCATGTAACTTTGACTTGTTATCAACCAGTTAAAAGTCAATGTGATAAAAACCCATTGATTACTGCTGATGGTAGTAAGATAAATCTACATCATTTAAAGAATAATAAGATTAAATGGTGTGCAATCTCTAGAGACTTATTATGGTTATTTCCTAAGAATAAACCTAAGAAAGTATATATTGAAGGCTATGGAGTGTATTTGGTTAAAGATGTTATGAATAAAAGACATAAACATAGAATAGATATACTTATACACCCTAAAGACTCAAAGAGAATTAGTATTAATAATGTTAAAGTAAAAATATTATAATATGTTTTATTAAAAATATTTCATCATAATGACTAGAGAAGAAGCTGCTAATAATGCTTTAAGTAAAGTATTATTAGTAAAATCTACTATCTTATATCTTGGAACTGGATATGGTAAATCTAAGATTGCTATTGACTGTATTAATAAGATAGCAGATTTTAATTTTAAACAAAATGAAGAAGAAACTACTGTTAGTATTATTGTTCCCAGACAACCATTAATAAATAATTGGAAAGAAGAAATAAAGAAATGGGGATGTAATACAGATAAAGTAGAAATTCTTTGTTATAATAGTATTCATAAACTTAATAAATATTGTGATTGTATAGTATTTGATGAAGCTCATCATTTAAGTGAACTTAAAAGGGAAATCCTTAATGATATTTTTAAGGTTAATCCTAATGTTAAATTACTATTTTTAAGTGCTACAATTCCTCGTGATATTATGGATTATATGAAATCTTTAGGTACTTATAATATAGTTAAAGGTAACATTGCTGATGGTATTAAAGATGAAGTATTACCCACACCTATAATTTATACTATTCCTTTATATTTAGATAATATTAAAAGTGTAGCAGAGATAATAAAGAATCCTAGATGTAGTAATCCTGTTACTTGTAATTATGATGAAAGATGGAATTTCATTAAAAGATTTACTACAAGAAAGATAATTATCAAATGTACCCAAAAGCAATATTATAATGAGTTAAGTGATAAAATAGACTGGTATAAAAGAAAGTTTATGTTTAATAAAACTGTAGTCTTTAAGAATAAATGGCTTAGAGCAGCTTCAGAAAGATTAAAATGGCTTTCAGAACAGAAGGTAGATATATGTCAGTCTATTATTTCTCTCTTACAGGACCAGAGAGTACTCTTATTCTGTAATAATATTGAGCAGTCTTTAAAGTTTAAGAATTATGCTCCTATTAACAGTAAGAATAAGAACTCTTTACAGAATCTTGATGATTTCAATAATAGTAAGATTAATCATATATCTAGTGTTAATATGCTTTCAGAAGGTATGAATTTAACTAATTGTAGAATAGGATTATTCTGTAATTTAAATGCCTCAGAAATTCTTTCACAACAGAAGTTTGGGCGTCTTCTAAGACATTCTAAACCAATAGTTATTATACCTTATTTTAAAGATACTAGAGATGAGGAATTAAAGGATAAAATGCTTAAGGATTATGATAGTTCTATGATAAAAGAAATTACTGATATTAAAGATATTAAATTATAAATATGAAAATATGTATTGATACAGATAAAATAGAGGAAACTGGACTTAATATAGCAGAAACTATGTATCTAGTTTCCCTCTATTTTAAACAGAAAATAGAGCTTTCTACCTTTAAATCTTTATGTAATAAAGGATTAATTCAATATGACTTTATTAGTAGAGGTTATGCTGAGAATGTTAAGATAAATCAGTATGGTATTAATACTGTAGAAGCACTAGTACTTAATAGTGAAATACAGCAGTTAGTTCCAGTAGAAAATACAGCTAAGGATAGGTTTGAAGTTTTAGCTGATAAACTTAGAGATTTATATCCTTCTGGTAGAAAACCTGGAACAGCTTATCAGTGGAGAGATTCTACTAAAGTTATTGCATTAAGATTAAAGACTTTAGTTAGAAAATTTGATGCTGATTTTACAGATGAACAAGCAATAAATGCAACTAGAAAATATATTAATTCCTTTAATGGAGATTATCAATATATGCAATTATTAAAATATTTTATCTGTAAAAGAACTACTGGTTTTGGTAATGCTACAGAAGATAATTCTCAGTTACTTTCTTATATAGAGAATGAAGGTCAGGAAGATAATATTAATAATGATTGGACATCAGAATTAAAATAATATGATATATTTTTTAAAATGTTCTTCTGATATAGATGAGTTTGTAAAAACGCATCCTGTTTTAGAAGATTATAAGCTTAAAGTTAAGGAATTAAGATATGGAGTTAATCTTTATACAATAGAAATAAAATCTATTGAAGAACTCTTGAAGTTTAAGGAAGATATAGAGGAACCTATTATAATGGACTCTTTAGATTTCTGTGCAAAACAGTATTTACCTGAAGAGGTAAAATATAGTATTGAAATTTATGATACTTACAGAGAATAAAATGAAAGAAGAATTCACAACATATGAGTATTTTAAGGAAGATACTCCTATTAATATTAAGAAATAAATTATTGTTTAATTAATTAAATATAAAGTAAAATGAATAACAACATTGAAACATTTAAGTTACAGCATGTAGCTCTTGAGTTTAAGGTAAATGAAGTAAAGCAGACTGTAACTGCTATTGAGAAGTTTATTGTACCTAAGTTTAAGCTTAAATTTACAACAGTAGGTGTATCTAAGCTTAATACAGAGAAGGGTGATACCTTTGATGTAGAAACTGGTAAGAAACTTGCTAGAGCTAAAGCTGAAAAGGAAGCTTTCTCTAGATTCAAGACAGAGTTAAAGAAGTTCCTTAAGTGGAATATGGCTCTTGATAATAAACTTAATGCTACCATTGAGAAGATGAACAATTATATTGACCATCAAAAGAAGTATATTAAGACATTCTAATGAGTTTAAGAGAGAGAATAACTACTTCTTTATTAGAAAGAAGGAATAAAATATTAAAAGGAGAGGTAAATTGTATACCTCTACCTTTTAATAGATTTAGAAGTGAATGGTGTGGTGTAGAACAAGGTAGATTTTATTTAGTTAGTGGGGCAAGTAAATCTTCAAAGACTCAATTAACTAATTATATATTTGTTTATAATACTATTCTATTTGCTTATTATAATAAAGGAGTAATTTCTCCAAAGATATTCTATTATAATCTAGAGGAAACTAAAGAGAATATTACTCTTAGATTTATATCTTTTCTATTAAATAGAATTTATGGAATTCATATTAGTCCTACAGAATTAAATAGTACTAATGCTGATGCTCCTGTACCAGAAGAGATACTTCAGAAGATTAATGAAGGTGAAATAAAAGATATTCTTGATTTTTATGAGCAAGTAATGGACTTTAGACCAAGTAGTAATCCTACTGGAGTATATAAAGATGTATTATCTTATGCTAAGTGTAATGGTAAAGAAGTAAGAAAAAAATATAGTTATAAAGATGAATGGGGACAATTAAAAGAAGGTGAAACTTTTGATTATTATATACCTAATAATCCAAGAGAATATGTATTTATTATAGTTGACCATGTCAGCTTATTATCACCAGAGAAGATATGCCCTACATTAAGAGAAGCTATTAATAAGCTTACAGAATATTTAGTCATGTTTAGGAATAGATATAACTATATTCCTGTAGTAGTACAGCAGCAGAATATGGAATCTATTAGTCTTGAAGCTTTTAAGAATGATAGAATTGCTCCTGTATTATCAGGTTTAGCTGATTCTAAAGATACTGGTAAAGCTTGTGATGTTATGATTGGTATATTAAATCCATTTTCTTTTCAATTAAAAGAAAAGTTTGGTTATGATATTACTAAGTTTAAAGGCAACTTTAGGTCTATGGAAATAGTATTAAATAGAGCAGGACAATCCAATGGAGTATGCCCATTACTATTTGATGGCGCTATTAATAGATTTGATGAATTATGTCTTCCTAATAATAAAACAGAGTTGGAGAAGGTATATAAGTATTTAGATAAGATAAGAAATAAACAAACAGTTAATACTACTATAAGTATGTTTGTTTGTGGTATAATAAAAAGAGTTAAAGATTTGCTAGAGTAAAATAAATATATTACTTTTGCAATTCATTTATAAAGAGTAGAAGTTAAAATGGCAAATGTAGTTTTAATTATGGGTAAATCTGGGTCAGGAAAGTCTAGTTCAATAAAGACTTTAGACCCTAAAGAGACTGTTATTTTCAATGTATTGAAAAAGAAACTTCCTTTTAAGGGAAGTGGTAAACTTTATAATACAGAAAATAAGAATCTATTTATGTTGGATAACTTTAATGATATTGTTTCTTATATGCAATCTATTAGTGAGAAAGCAACTTATGTAAAAAATATTGTTATTGATGATTCAACATATATTATGCGTAAGGAGTACTTTAAGACAGCTAAACAAACTGGATTTAATAAGTTTGTGGATATGGCTGCACATTTTCAGAGTATTATTAGTACTGCTGAAAATATGAGAGATAATATTAATGTATTTCTTATTATGCATAGTGAAGATATAGTATCTGATAATGTAATTGTTGGATATAAACCTTCAACTGTTGGTAAACTTATTGACAATAGTTATAATCCTATTGAAGTAGTTCCTATGCTTCTTTATTCTGCTGTAAAATATGATGAAAATAAGAATCCTATTTATGGTTTTTATACTCATAGATGTCTTGATGGAAATATTGAAATTCCAGCAAAAAGCCCAGCAGAAATGTTTGATAAAGATTTTATTCCTAATGATTTAGGTTTAGTAGTTAAAGCTATGGATGAATACTATAATGGATAGAAATAAAATAATTAATATTGCTACTTCTATATTAATATCTGGACATATTGCTTTACAAGATATTATCTTATTATTAGATAGTTATTGTATTGAAAAAGGTAAAGAAAGAAAATATGTAGATATATTTGTTAAAACTATAACTTCTTTACCTTATGAAATGTATAGTAAGTATGTACAGATAGCTCTTAAATATTATATGTGTAAGTATGCAATACATACATTAACTAAACAAGAAAACCTTAATTCTATATTTAATAGAAACACAAAAGAAAACATATTATTAATATATTAAAAATAAAAGTAAAAATGAAAGATTTAACAAAGTTGACATCACGTCAGATTTCTCAGATTAAGAACATTTATAAAGCAAATTCTAGTATTTATAGTAGAATTGAGACTTTGGAAAAGCACCTTAATAAAATTCAGGCAGAGCTTGATGAACAGTTAGCTATTATTGAGGCTAATGAAGCAGGTGTTAAGATGCTTACTGGTGGTTTTATTTCAAAGCAGCTTATTAAGGATGAGCAGATTCCTCAGTTTAATGAGGATGGTACACCTAAGATGGACAAGGAAGGTAAGTATCAGCAGAAGAAGAGAGTACTTACTTTTGTTGTTCCTGTACAGGAGCCAACAGAAGAAGTAGAACCAGATGGAACTACTACAAATATTGATACTACAGGTATTGATGAAAATGCTTTGAAATCTGAAGAGGAAGTATTCCCAGATAATCTTGATAATACAAATAATAATGATAAGGATTAATTATTAACAATTAAATAAAATAAAAGAAATGAATACAACAATTAGTTTAATGGCATTTGGCAAAGTTCAGGAGTCTCAAGAAGCTACTGAATTTAAGAAGTATATTGGTATTGCAGGCTGTAAAGTAGTAGCCTTTAATCCTTCTAAGGAAGAACTTAGTAATCTCTATGGTAGAGATATTACTAAGGACCCTGAGTATTATGGAGTTATGAAGGATAATGATGGGAAGGAGATTCAGATGGCTTATCCTACATTTATTTTGAAGTCTGACCCAGAAACTAATAATGGTATTGAGGAGTTCTTCCAAGCTAGATTTTCTATTCAGAATAATATTTTTACTAATAAGGATAATACTAAGTGTCAGGTAATTGATTCTTATGGTAGAACTGCTTGGGCTACTCAGGAAGATGTTAAGAATAAGACTATTCCTACATATAATGATAAGGAAACTGGTGAACCTAAACCATTTAGTATCAGTGCTAATTATAGACCTGCATTCAGAGGTGAGGAAGCTCTTACTATGTTCTTGCAGAACTATTTGAATATTCCTTCTTGTCAGAAGTATGTTAATGGTTCTTGGGTTATGATTGATAATCCACAGGATGCAGAATGTAGACTTGACCACATTACAGATTATTTCAAGGGTAATATGTCTGAACTTAAAGATTGTATTACTTTGCAGCCTAATAATAAAGTTAAGGTTGCTATTGGTGTAAGAACTACTGATGATGGTAAGCAATATTCTAGTGTTTATACTCACTTCACTATGAAGAATAGTAGTAATTCTACATCTAAACTTGAGGCAGATATTCAAAATAGAAAGAATAATGGTGGTTTAACTACTACAGAATTTGACTATAAACCACTTCATGAATATTCTGTATCAGAGACTAATTTTAGTGCTGAAAATAAGGACCTTCCTTTTGCAGCACCAACAAGTAACCCTTGGGCAAACGCTTAATATACTAATAATATGATTAGCAATGGATATACTTCAATAACTTTAAAAGATATATTAAACAAAGTAGATGAAGGTCAAATACTTAATTTCTACTTTGGTATTACACAAGTTCCTTTTAGAATGAATAGCCCTTTAAGGAATGATTCTAAACCTTCATTTGGATTATATTCAAGTGATGGTATACATATACATTATAAAGACTTTGCAACAGGAGAACAAGGGTCTTTATTTGATTTACTTATGCAAATTTACAATATTAGTTTTATAGAACTAGTAGATAAGATAAGTAAAGATATGAATATTAATACTAAGCAGATTAATATCTCTAAATCTCAAATTAAACATAACTCAGCTACAATAAGTAGTAGTCAAATTAGACTAGAGGTTAAAACTAGAGAATGGAGAAATTATGATGTTGAGTATTGGGAATCCTATGGATGTAATATAAATCTATTAAAGTATGTTGAAGTATATCCTATTAGTCATAAAATTATATATAAAGACAATAAAAGATATACATTTGCTTGTGATAAACTAGCATATTGTTATATTGAAAGAAAAGAAGGGAATATCACCAAGAAAATTTATCAACCCTATAATAAAAATGGTTACAAATGGACGTCTTCCAATGACAAGAGTGTTATTGGTTTATGGTCTAAAATTCCAGAGACAGGAGATACATTGCTTATATGTTCATCATTGAAAGATAGTATCTGTCTATGGTCTAATGTTAATATACCCTGTATATATGTTCAATCAGAAAATACAGAGTTAAGTGATTCTGCAATTAATTGTTTACAAAAAAGATATAACCATATTTATATAGCATTTGATGGAGATTCAGCAGGTGAAATAGATGCCTATAATCTTAGATTAAAAACAGGTTTTGAGATAATTCATTGCCCTTTAATTGATAAGGCAAAAGATTATTCAGATATATATCATTATTTTGGTAAAAAAAGACTTATTGAAGAATTTAATAATGCTTTTAATAAGACTAAAGCACCAGATATGGATGATGATTTACCTTTTTGAAATAACACAAATAATTAAAGTTTAATATATTAAAATTTAAAGAAAAATGGAAAAAAGAAAGATTACAGTGATTCCTACAAAGACTCACAAGACACAAGTTATTGAAAGTGCAGCAACTACATTGGCAGAACTCAAAGCAGACCTTACTAAGGCAGGTATTGATTATACTGATTGTACATTCTTTGAGGGTCTTACTAAGATTGAATTGAAGAATGATGCTGCTATTCTTCCACATGATGTTCCTTATAAGGGAACTACTACTAATAACTTGGTATTTATGATTACTAATGCTTCAAAGAAGATTAGAAGTGGAGCAAAGCTTGATAGAAAGGCTATCATTGAGGAGATTAAAACTAAGAATCTTACAGAAGTAGTTAAGAAGACTTATGGTAAGAATTATACTAACTGTAAGACAGAAGATTTGCAGAAGATTCTTAACAAAGAAACAGCTTCTACAACAGCAGATGCTTCAGCTCCTACAACTAAAGCAGCTCCTGCAAAGAAGGAAGTTCCTAATAAGTCTGCTATGAAGACCACTGACCTTAGTAGCTATGTTACTAAAGCAGAACTTAGGAAAGTTATTGAAAGTCTTTTGGAAGAAATGAAGTATGCAGGTGTAGATTATATTGAGGATGTAGATATTGATAATATTGCTATTATTGGTGAAGTTTCTTCAAGTAATTCTGAAGAGGAAAAGTCAGATTCCCCATATTCACCAAATGAACTTGATGATATGTTTAAAGGCATGTAATTTATAAAAAAATCTAATAGGGAGTAAGTATAGTAATATATTTACTCCCTTCTTTTTTATTACTTATGGATATAAAAGAACAGATAAGAAATAAATATTATACTCCTACAGAAGAAGCTCTTAAAGTATATGAAATATTTAAAAGTTTCTTTGGTGAAACTAAAGTGGACTTTCAAGTAGATAAAGATTTTAAAAATATTGTAGAAACTTTAATAGCAAAAGGTGAAAACTTGGAAGATACTTTAAACGCTCCTTTACTTCCATTATGTGAATTTTCATATATTATATTAGTTCATTTTCCCAAGGTAACTATTACTAATGAAAAAGATAATAGTGTAGATATTCATGACTTATATGTTAAAGTACCACTTGATTATACAGGAAAACAAACTAAAAGATTTGAAATGATTGTTACTACTTTCACTAAAGTTTTATATGAAAGTAAGTATACACATTCCCATTTACCTTCAGGTTCTTTAAGTTATGGTAAAGCTTATTTTCAGAGACCTTGTTTAGGAGGGGGTCCTATTGGAACCACTTGTAGTATTCTTAAAAATGAAAATAATGAAAATATATGGAGATTATTCTGTGTGGAATTAGCTAGATATGTTACAGTAGAATCTATAGCAGGAGTTCCTTATTACAGAATGGAAAATATTGGTAGAAAGAATGGTAATAAAGAAATAATTTTTTCAGATACTAGTTGTAGAGTCTCTTCAGAAATTTCATTTATTATAAAAGAAGCCATACGTAATCTTATAAATAGAAAAGTATTTACTTTTAAATATGTAAATAATACTTATAGCTTTGCTGCTAATGATGCTTCTTTAATTAGATTAATAAGCAATGAGTTTATAACAATTTATAATAAAAGATTTAATAATAAAGAACTTTCTACAAATTTAAATGAATTAATAAGAGCTGAAATTCTTATAAAAGCAGTCTTTTATAAAGGATGTTTTACTGAAGAAGATAGTAATAGACACAGTTCTTATAGTCCTAGTACTGATGTCTTATTTACATTTAAGAATATACCTGTTAAAATGAGGATTATAGATACTGATACTACTATTGAACCTGTATATATTCTTAATGTAAAATATATTAATGAGGCAATACGAAATATATTAGAATTTATAAATTATAATTATGGACAAAAATATATTAAAGAAACAAGATAATACATATAAATTAATTATTACTCCAGAACTAGAAGAAAAGATTAGATTCTTGTGTGCTAGATTTCCTAATAATGAATATAGTGGAGTATTATTCTATGATTATACTGGTAGATTTGAAGATAATTCTTTAGTATTAATTGCTAAAGATTTCTGTCTTATGGATTATGGTTCTGCTACTTATACTGAGTTTGATAAGAGTGCAGAAATCTGTAATTATATGATAGAACATGACTTATTAGAATGTCAGCAAGGTTTAATGCATTCACATCAATCATTCAGTACTTTTTTTAGTGGAACTGACCTTGGAACTCTTCAAGAAGAAGGTTCTGATATGAATAATTTCTTATCTTTGATTGTTAATAATGCTGGTCAATATACTGCGGCAATTACAAGAAAAGTTAAACATATTCCTCATGTAACAGAAGTACTTGAATATGAGTTCTTTGGTGAAGAAACTATTAATATAGGTAATGATGAATATGATGCTATAGAATCTTATGAAATAGAATATTTCTTCTTGAATATTGAAAAGCCTACTGTAAGTATTGGTTATATAGACCTATTTAATAGAATTGAAGAAATTAGTAAGGATAAGACTAAAATTACAAATATTAGTAGAGAACCTCGTGCTAATCTCATTGTTGAACCTACTTTAAAGGCAACATCTTTATATAAGGAAACAAATATACCTTTCTCTAAGGCTAATACTGCTGTTCAAGCAGGAGTAGATACAGATGAATCTATTGATTATAATAAGTATAAATTTAATGAAACAGACTTAAATAATATTGTTAAACAATTACTTATAGGTAGTCCTATATTTACTCCAAAAGACCTCAATGAATGGGTTCAAAAAATGCCTACAGTATTTTCTAAGAGATTTGGAGAGGGACAAAAAGGTTTAGCGAATTATAGAGCTTTTATTGGTTATTTTGTAGAATTTCTTGTAACAGAAGCCTTTGATGATAATTTAGCAGAAGAAGGTTATCTTGAAGATTCACAAATGGCTATATGTGCTTATGGTGTATTACAGAAATTACATACATTTAAAACTAATTCCTTTATTGAAGTTATAGAGGATGAAGTAGAACGTTTTATTATTTAAAATTATGAATGAAGAATCAACTATAACTCCACCTTTGGAGGTTAATATGGAACAAATAGTAACTACTACAGCTAATGTTCCAGAAGTTGCTATTGCTCCTTTAGAGGTAACAGAAAGAGAAACAACATCAATATTAGTACCTGAAGAAGTAGTAGAAGAAGAATCAGAATCTATATTATCAGAAGAAGATGAAGCTTTTTTGAATGAAGTTATTGAAAATCAACATCAGGAAATTCCTCCTATAAGTGAAGATTATCATGATGAAACTGCTAGATTTTCAGGAGCAGAATGGTTTAATAAAATTAAAGAGAAAGTTATTATTGTAGGAGGTGCAGGAGGTATTTCTTCAAATGCTATATTTCAATTAGCTAGAATACACCCTAAGAGTATTTATATCTTTGATAATGATAAAGTTGAGGAAGTTAATCTTGCTGGACAAATGTTTGGTATCAAGGATATAGATAAATATAAAGTGGATGCCATAGCAGAAACTATTAGTTATTATAGTAAATATACTGATGTGTTTGCTATGCGAGAATTATATACTAGTAATAGTTTTACTTCTGATATTATGATTTGTGGCTTTGATAATATGGAAGCTAGAAAGGTATTCTTTAATAACTGGAAAAAACATGTAGAATTACAGAAAGATAAATCTAAATGCCTGTATATTGATGCCCGATTGTCATTTGATACTTTACAAATACTCACTATTGTAGGTACAGATACATATAATCAGGATAGATATGAAAAAGAATTCTTATTTTCTGATGAAGAAGCAGATGAAACTGTATGTAGTTTAAAACAAACTACTTTTATGGCATGTATGATAGCTTCTTTTATTGTAAATAATGTAGTTAATTTCTGTGCTAATGAAATTGTTCCTATGATAAAGCAATTACCTTTCTTTATAGAATATGATTGTAATATGTTGTACTTAAAAGAAGAAGATTAATGATAAGTGAAAATATTAAAAATAATATAAATAGCTTTCTTGGTGTTACGTCAGCCTCTCTCCGTTCAACAGGTATACCTTTATTAGGAACAGAAAATAATCAATTTTCTATATATATGACAAATCATATATTTAATAGTGAGATTACAGAAATTCCTATTTATAATTCTTTATCTTTAAGAGGTGTAATTCCACTATTTACTTCTTCTTCCACTAATATAAATGAAAGAAAAACTTTTGGTCCTCTCTTAAAAGAGTTAAGTTTTACTAGAGGAGCAGGAGAATTAAATAGAGTTAGAGATAAAGATGGTAATCTTTATTATGGAATGAGAGGTTTAATACTTAATAGTAATTTAGAGCCATTAGTATTATGTACTATTAGACCTCCTAGAACATCATCAGCTACCACAGAGCTTATACTTAGAGTAAGTCCTAAAGTTTTTAATAGTGATAATGTTGTATGTAAAGGTATTCAAAAGTATCTTATTACCTATTGTAGTACTGCCTCTAGATATTTTTCTATAGTAAGTGGTTTTACTACCATGACAGTTATCATTAACAATGATATTGATAAGTTTATAAGACATGTCAAAGCTCCTACCAATATTAATGTTAATGAGGAAATACAACAGCTTCTTGTAGATAATATAGATAAATTATGTCTTTAGAGGAATATTTTGGAGATTGGTTAAAAGTAATAGATAAGAAAGTATTATATGAGACAATTAATACACTTAATTCTAGCAATACTGTTAATCTGTGTCCTAATTATAATGACATCTTTAATTGCTTTAAAGCTTGTAAATTATCTGAATTAAAGGTAGTTATATTAGGTTTAAGTCCTTATCCACAATTAGGTAAGGCTACTGGAATTGCTTTTGGTAACAATATAAAAACACTTGATAAAGATTTATCACCATCCTTACAAGTTATAAAAGAATCAGTTATCAATTATGAAATTCCACAAAATAGTAGTATCTTTGACCCCAGTTTTGAAGATTGGGAGAAGCAAGGAGTATTAATGTTGAATTGTGCATTAACATGTAAAGCAGGTCTCCCTAGTTCTCATTTAGGATTATGGAGACCTTTTATATCTAAACTAATATATAATATGTCTAGGTATATGACTGCTTGTGTATATGTATTATTTGGTGAAGAAGCTAAAACTTTTGAACCTTATATCTCTCAATATAATTATGTAATTAAAGAAAAACATCCTTCATATTATGCTAGGAATCATAAGAAACTTAGATATAATTTGTGGGATGAAATAAATAATCATTTAAACAATAAAATAAAATTTAAAAGATGAAAAAGTATTATTTTAAAGGTACTAATCAAGAAGTTAAATTAGGTGATAAGATTACTCAGATTATTACTTGTAGTAATGGTAAACAATTTGAATGTAATAGTTCTGTAGATGAAGCTACTATTGACGATTTGATTAAAAGATGCTCTATTGAAGCTAAGGAAGTTATTCCTGTACAGAAGAGTATATATAGAAAACATGGTAAAAGAGGTCCTATGCCAAAAGAACCTAATATTAAGGTAATTAATCTTAATAATAAGGAAGAATTTAAAGAGTTTATTAATGTTTTAACTGGTATTATTAGTGGCAAATGTTAATAAGAAGATTAGGAATGCTACTGTAAATAAACAAGGTAATATTACCTTTAAAAGTATATTGGAGAAAACCTGTTTCAATACATTAATTGAGGCAGGTTTTAATCCTCTATATGAACCTAAGAAACATGTAGTATTTCCTTCATTTAAACCTATTACTCCTTTTTATGATAAGGAAACAGATTCTCAACATGAAAAGAGAGTAAAAGAGTTAGGTAAACCTTCACCTAAATTACTTAGATTATGTGATGGGCTTATACAGCCTATTACATATTTACCTGACATATATCTTAAGTATAAAGATATAGATGTATGGATAGAATGTAAGGGATTCTCAAATGAAGTCTTTCCATATAAAAGAAAGCTATTTAGGAAATACCTTGATAATATTCTTACTACTACAGGACAAAAGAGTATTTATTTTGAGGTTTATAGTAAAAAACAGCTTTTACAAGCTATAGAAATATTTAAAAAATATGCTGAAAAGTCTTAAAGAATTAGCTCTTAATATTAGTGAAGAGGAGTATAGAAATTCTAAGGAATTTCACTATTCTACTTTAGCTACATTTGATAGAGAAGGATTTTCTAATCTTGAACATTTATTTGATAAGAAAGAAAGTCCTTCTCTATTATTTGGTAGTTGTGTAGATACTCTTCTTACTGATGGTAGGGAGGCTTATGATAATGCTTATATGATAGCAGAATTTCCTAGTATAAGTGATAAGGAGGTTCTTATAGCTAAGTCTTTATTTAATAGTTATAAAGATACTTATGATAGTATATATAAGATACCAGATACTATAATTAAAGATTTATGTGCTATTAATAGTTATCAGAATAATTGGAGACCAGAAACTAAGGTAAAAGTTATTAGGGAAAGGTGTGCAGATTATTATAATTTATTATACTTAGCTAAAGATAAAACTATTATTAGTACAGAACTTAATAATAAAGTTAATACTACTGTTAATGCTTTAAAGGAAAGTGAAGCTACTAAATGGTATTTTCAAGCTGATAATCCTTTTGATGATATTGAAAGATGTTATCAGTTAAAGTTCAAAAATGAATATGAAGGAATTGGCTATATGATTATGGCTGATTTAATAGTAGTTGACCATAAAAATAAAATAGTTTATCCTTGTGATTTAAAGACATCTTCTCATAAAGAATATGATTTCTATCTATCTTATATTCAATGGAAGTATTTTATACAGTCAAAATTATACTATCGTACTATTAGAGCTAATATGGATAGAGATGAATACTTTAAAGACTTTAAGTTAGCTAATTATAGATTTATAGTTTGTAATGGTGAAAACTTAGACCCTTTGGTGTGGGAAGATACTATGACTTCTAGTTGGGGAGATTTATACTTTGGTAAAAATAATCAAATCTTAATGAGAGACCCTTATAATATAGCTAAAGAGCTTAATTATTATCTCTCTACAGGACCAAAGAGACCTATTGGAATAGTAGAAGATAAACCAAATAATTTATTTGATTGGATAGATAAAATGGAATAATGTTTAATTAAAATAATATATGACATATGTAATAAAAAGAGATGGTAGTAAAGTTAAATGGGACTCAAATAAAATAGTAAATGCTGTTAGAAAAGCATTTGAGTCCTGTAAGGAAGAAGACAAATTTAATGAGAATGAGTTTAAAGAATTTGCTAATAGCTTTACTGCTAATACTATTGATATTGAAAGTATTCAAGATGCAGTAGAGTATTATCTTATTGGTAATTATCCTAATATTGCTAAAGCTTATATTATATATAGAAAAGAAAGAGCTAAAATAAGGGACTTTAAGTATAATAAAACTTATTATAATACAGTGTTAGGTCTTCTTAATGGAGAAACTAATGATGTTAGTAAAGAGAATGCTAATAAAGACCCTAAGCAATTCTTTACCATGAGAGATTTAGTAGCAGGAGAAACCTGTAAGAAAATATATAAGGATTTTATTATGGATTCCAAGTTACTTGAGTTACATAATAAAGGTATTATTCATGTACATGATACTGATTATAGAGCTATGAAAGGAATGACAAATTGTTGTCTTATAAACCTTAAAGATATGCTTATTAATGGTACTTGTGTACAAGGTAAAAGAATTCATAATATTCATTCTCTAATTGTAGCTTCTAATGTTACTACTCAGATAATTGCAGCAGTAGGAAGTAGTCAATATGGAGGTATTACTATTGATATTTCCCATTTATCTCCTTTTATTGAAAGAAGTAAAATTAAGTATAGAGATATTTTTAAAGAACTTGATGGTCCTATACAGGAGAAGTATGTAAATGCATTCATTAAAAAAGAAATAGTAGATTCTATTCAACTTATTCAATATCAACTTAACACTTTAACCACTACTAATGGTCAAAGTCCTTTTATTACAATAGCTTGTAATACTAATGGTCAAGATGATGAATATCCTGAATATACTGCAATGCTTATTGAGGAACTCTTGAAACAGAGAATTAAAGGTATGGAAGGACCAAATGGTAATAACATTAATCCTTCTTTTCCTAAGATTGTATATATACTTACTGAAAATAATATTAAAGAAGGAACTAAATATTATTATCTTACTAAACTTGCAGCAGAGTGTACAGCTAAAAGAATGGTTCCAGATTATATGTCTGAGAAGATTTGTAAACAATATAAAGAAGGTAGAGTAATTCCTCCTATGGGATGTAGGTCCATACTTACTCCTTGGAAGAATAAAGAAGGAAAGTATCAGGAATTTGGTAGATTTAATATAGGGGTATTTAGTATTAATCTTCCTTATTTAGCACTAGATTCTACTACAATAGAAGAATTTAAAGAGAAACTTGTTGATATGATAGATTTTCTATCAGAACAGCAATATAAAGTATATAAAACTATATGTAATCAACCAGTAGATATAGCACCAATTCTATGGATGGATGGAGCTTTCTTTAGAGCTAAATCTGGGCAGAAGATAGGAGAAATTTTACCTAAAGGTTATTGTACTGCATCTATTGGTTATATTGGTTTAGCAGAATGTGCTTATAGATTTAATATTGACTATCCTACAGAAGAAGGACAGAAATTTGGATTAGATATTATGAAAGTATTCTATGATAGAGTACAATTCAATGCTAAGAAGTATAATCTTTCTTTAAGTATTTATGGTACTCCTGCTGAGAATACTACTACTACTTTTGCTAAAGCTTTAAAAATATTTCCTACCATTAAGAATGTAAATGATAAAAAGTATGTAACTAATAGTTATCATATTCCTGTATGGTATAATATAGATGGTTATAATAAGATTAAATTTGAAGCTCCTTTTCAAAAATATAGTTCAGGAGGTTGTATTTCTTATGTAGAAATGCCAGATATTAATCACAATGCAGAAAGTGTACTTAATATAATGCAATATATTTATGACCATATGATGTATTGTGAATTAAATACTACTTCTTGTGATGTATGTTATAAGTGTGGTTTTCATGGTCAAATAGAATTATTAGGAGATAATAATTTTAGATGCCCTAATTGTGGCAACACTAATAGTTTATCATTATATATACAACGAAGATTATGTGGATATCTTGGTACATTAACTAATGGTATTTCTATTGGTAGAGAAGGAGATATTATGGATAGAGCAAAGCACTTTTAATATGAATATAATTGATTTAAAACAATATGATGTAATTAATGGTTTAGGAGTAAGAACTTCTATATGGTTTGCAGGTTGTAGTAATCATTGTGAAGGTTGCTGGTCTCCTAATACTTGGAATCCAAATCAAGGTAAAGCATTAAAAGATTGTTTACCTAGAATTGAAGAATATCTTAAGGATGAAAAAACTGATGGAGTATCTATATTAGGAGGAGACCCACTCTATTCTATATTCTCTGATACAGGAACCTCAGAATTAATTCAATTGCTTAAATTATGTAAATCATATAACAAAAATATATGGCTTTGGACAGGATACACTTTAGATAAAATTGTAGAAAAATGTCCTGAAATATTAAGTTATATTGATGTACTTATTGATGGTAAATATATTAAAGAGAAAAGAGATTTAAATCTTTATTTTAGAGGTTCTAGAAATCAAAGGATTATATTCTTTGATAAACCTAAAGAAGAATATAAATTTAAGTATTATGTAGCTACTTATGTTAATGATATTAGTATTGGTGGTCCACATTATTTAATGGCAGAATATAATAAAGAAAGTTTATTATGATACAATCTAAAAGAATAGGTGTATTAGAATTTAGGGAGGCTAGTTATGTAGGTAACAAGCCTCCTTTTGTATCTTATGATATAGTTAAATGGTATCCTAATCTTTATTATGGTAAGGAAAATGAATACATAAAACTAAATCATGAATTTTATTGTTATCCTAAGAATACTGGTTGTAGAATACATAAGGATTTATTTAAAAGTAAAGAATTATGTATAGTATTAGCTACTTTTAGATATGATTATCAAGAAGAATGCTATAATCTTGAATTTATAGGAGACAGACCCCTACAATTAGATACTTGGGATAATTTTAAAGAGTTAGTTAAATATGGATTTAAGCAATTAAATCATAAATGGTATGAATAATGAAGTATCAATATGCAAAAGTAACATTTCAAGAAATTCCTGATGAAATCACTTTATGTATTGCTATATCTGGATGTGAAGTTCATTGTAAAGGCTGTAATCAGAAAAATCTTTGGAAAGATGAAGGTAAAGATTTAAATATACAGGAATTAGATAATCTTATTAATGTTAATAAAGGTATTACTTGTGTATGCTTTATGGGAGAAGGAGAAGAATTACCTATGTTATGGTACTATATTAAGATGACTAAAAAAAATAGTAATCTTAAAACTGCATTATATATAGGTAGAGACCTTAATGCAACTATAAAACTGTATGGTGCTTTTTTTAGCTGTTTAAATTATCTTAAAGTGGGTTCCTATATATCTAATCTAGGAGGTTTAGATTCAAAAACTACTAATCAGAGATTATATAGTCTTAAAGGAGTAAAAACAGAAGGAAAGTTTACAGATTATGAAACTGTCTTTACTGATATAACTTATAAATTACAAAAATGAGTCCTAATATTTATTATGATATAGATTTTGAAGATTGGTTAATACAATCTTTTATTAAAGATAATCATCCTAAGTATAGAGATTATGTTGCTTTATGGTTTAGGAATTTAACTCTTGGACAAAAAGAAGGATTTAAAGCTCAATATGAAAGAGCTATGTATAATAGTTTAATATTTTAAATTAAAAAAGAATGAAATTAAAAATTAAAATTAAGGAAATTACTGAAGGCTGTATGCCAGAAATTATTGAACAGGGTGATTGGATTGATTTAAAGCTTGCAAAAGATGTAAAATTTACAGGTCCAGAAGTACAATCTAGAAAGATTAAATATCTTCCTCTAGGTATTGCTATGGAACTTCCTAAAGGATTTGAAGCTTATATACTTCCTAGAAGTTCTACACCTAATAAGTGGCATATTGAGGTGGCTAATTCTCAAGCTATTATTGATGAGTCCTATAAGGGAAATGATGATGAATGGAACCTTATTACTAAAGCATTCAAAGCTATAGAGATTCCAAAGGGTACCAGAATTTGTCAATTTAGGATTATGCCTAAGATGAATGCAGGTATTTTAACTAAGCTTAAATGGTTATTTAGTAATGGTGTAGAGCTTATTAAGGTAGATAATCTTAATAATGATAATAGAGGGGGTATTGGTAGTACAAACTAATGATTTATATTGGTATTAGTATTATTGTTCTTTTAGCAGTTATGGGAGCATACATAATGTATGCTGCCTATGCTAAAGGTAAAGATGTAATGTCTTTTAAACAATCAATGGAATTATGTGATCTACCAATAGTAACATTTTATATTGGAGAAAAGAAATTAAACTTTGTATTAGATACAGGCTGTGTACAATCTATGCTTGATGCTGATATTATAGATAAATATAAATTAAATGTTTCCTATATTGGAAAAAACTTTGAAGTATGGGGAGCTAATGGTAAATGTTCTACAGATAAAATGGGTGTTTTAGGTCTTTATTATAATAATAAGAAATTTGAAGAAACATTTGTTTGTAGTAGTACAATTAAACATACATTTAGTTGGCTTAAGCAGAATAAAGGTGTAACAGTACATGGTTTATTAGGTTCTAATTTCTTTAATAAATATAAATATATATTAGATTTTAATAAATTAGAATTTAAAAGATGATATATTTAGTAAGTAATGATATACTTAGTAATTCTTTTATAAATCATAAGTATATATTTTAGACTCAAAAATATTTATTTTTTATATTGTAATTTTACAATAAAAAATATGGAAAATAAATATTTTGGAGTTATTTATATCTATGAGTCCCCATCCCATAAATTTTATATTGGTCAAACTATGCGTCCTCATAAAAGAAAGATAGAGCATAAGTGTTTAAGAGGAAAGAATAAGAATTGTCCCTTTCATCGTGCTATAGCAAAATACGGATTTGATGCTTTTAAATATAAAGAATTATTTTTAATTCAACGAGATACAAAAGAAAAAGTAAAAAAACTTTTGGATAAACTAGAACAATATCTTATACAAGAATATAGAAGATTAAAGATACCTTTATATAATATTTCAGATGGAGGAGATGCTATATATGACCATACTGGAGAACATTTATCTCAAGAAAGAAAAGAACAAATAAGACAATGGGCTTTAAATTATCATAAATCATTATCTGAACAAGAAAAGAAAAATCTTGGTAAATTAATATCAGAAGGAAATAAAAAACCTATACTTCAATTTGATTTACAAGGAAATTTTATCAGAGAATGGCATGATGTTAATGAAGTTCCTTTTGCTAAGAATTCAGCTCTAAGAATGTGTTTAACAGGAAAAAATAAAACTTGTGCAGGATATAAATGGAAATATAAAAATGAATACAATTTATTTAGTAACAGCTAATCAGCAATTATTTGAAAGTAATGTCTATAAGATAATCTCAGTAGAAGAATCTCTTACAATAATGAAAGATTGGAGAATGATTCAATTTGATACTGAGACTTTAGGTAAGGACCCACATGTAGGTAAATTGCTTCTTGCTCAATTTGGTAATATAGAAGGCACTATTCAAATAGTTGTTGATTGTACAACTATAAGTATTAAATTATATAAGAATATATTAGAAGAAAATTTTTTAATAGGACAAAATTTAAAGTTTGATTTACAATGGCTTTATAATGACAAGATTGTACCTTTTAAAGTCTATGATACTATGATTGTAGAACAGCTTTTATATTTAGGTTATCCTCCTGAATATAAAGATTCTATTAATGGTATTTCTTATAGTTTACAATCTATTGCAGAGAGGAGATTAGGAATATATATAGATAAAACTATAAGAGGAGAAATACAATGGAGGGGTATTGATGATTCTACTATTAAATATGCAGCAGGAGATGTTACTCCTCTATATGATATAATGGTATCTCAACTTAAAGATTGTACTAAACAAAATTGTAAAGTAGGAGCTAAATTAGAGTGTGATTTTGTTCCTGTAATAGCCTACTTAGAGTGGTGTGGTATTCATTTAGATGAAAATAAATGGAGAGCTAAAATGGATATAGATAAACAACATTTAAATGAGGCTATTGAAGACTTAAATAAATTTGTTATATCTAATTCTAAGCTAAAAGAGTTTACATATATAAATAGAGAAGGAGATTTATTTTCTGGATTTGATTTAACTCCTAAATGTACTATAAATTGGGCTTCTTCTAATCAAGTTATTCCTTTATTAAAGATATTAGGGTTTGATACTAAAATTCAAGATAAAGAGACTGGAGAAGATAAAGAGAGTGCAATGGAAAAAGTACTAAAGAAGCAAAAAGGAATTAACGATGAATTCTTAAAGCTTTATTTAGGAGAAGGAGAGCCAGAAGATAAGGATTATTATGCAGGTTATAATGGTTCGGCTAAAGTAGTAACATCTTTTGGACAGAATCATTTAAATGCTATTAATCCTAACACTAATAGAATACATACTGTATATAGACAATTAGGCTGTGATACAGGTAGAATGTCTTGTGGTTCAAAGGATAATAATGATGATTTAGCTAAATTAAAGAAACTTCCTATTAAACCTTCAGCAAAACAAAAGAAAGAAGGAAAAGCTTGTCCATATCCTAATATGCAGCAATTACCTGCTGATGATATTACTAGAAGTTGTTTTACTGCACCTAAAGGTTATAAATGGTGTAGTTGTGATTATAGTGCTATTGAAAGTAGATTAGGTGCTGATATATATAAAGAGCAATCAATGATTGATGAATTTATACATGGAAGTGGTGATATGCATTCTCTATGTGCTTATATGATTTACACTAAAGAAATACCTAGAGATACTCCTATTAAAGATATTAAAAAATTATATCCTCATCTTAGAAAAGATGTAAAACCTATTGAGTTTTCTCAACAGTTTGGTGGTTCTGCTTTTGCTATACAAAATGCTAAAGGATGTACCTTAGAAGAGGCTAAGAAATTTGCTGAAGCTTATTCAAAAGGTTTTCCAGGTATTGCTAAATTTAAAGAGAAAGGTTCAAAGGAAGTTAGAAATAAAGGATATATTCTTCTTAATCCTATAACAGGACATAAGACTTATTGGGCAACCTTTAATAAATGGAAAGAAGAACAGAAACATTATACAACTGAATTTTGGGAAGAGTATAGAAATATACATAAACCTAATAAAGATAGTATATATGTTGAAGTTAAAAAACACTTTAAGGAAGTATCTAAATGGGATAGAAAAGCTTTAAATTCTGTAACTCAAGGAACTGGAGCTATAATATTAAAAGATTCTCAGATTTCTATATTTCATTGGGTAGTTAATAATGGTTACTTTGGTAAGTGTAGATTAGCTAATTTAACTCATGATGAATGTAATTGGGAATATCCTGAGAATTTAAATGAATTTCCTAAAATACTAGAAGATTTTATGGAAAAGTCAGCAGCTAAATATTGTAAATCTGTTCCTATACCAGCAGTTGCAGAAGTCTCAGACCATTGGATACATTAATATTCTTCCTCCTTACAGGACCAAAGAATACTTTAACAATTAAATAAATAGTAATATGATTAAAAAAGGAGATAAATTTAAATGTATTAAAGATGTTATAATGGATGATAATTCAAAATCTATAGCCTATACTTCAGGTAAAATTTATATTAGTGAATTAGATGAATATATAACAGATAATCAAGGTATAGCAGACCATCATTGGTCTGATAAAGAAAGTGAGGAGTATTTTATAAAATTATCAGAAGATATGGTAAATCATCCTTCTCATTATAAAAATAATACTTATGAATGTCTAGATGTGATGCTTGATGTTTTTGGTAAAGAAAAAGTACTTGCTTTTTGTGAGTTAAATGCTTTTAAATATCAATGGAGAGCAAATTTTAAGGGTACAGATATTCAAGATAAGAAAAAAGCTGAATGGTACCTTAATAAATATATTGAATTAAAAGAAAATAAAGATGAGTAGTTATTTAAATATTTATTTAAAAAGAAAGGAGAATCCAGAGGGTTCTCCTTTATTATTTATGTCTTTTAGTAGAAATCATCCTATTTATAGAGCAGTAGTAGAAGCTGTTGCTCCTGTATGGGCAGGTGATGAAGATGTCTATACAGAATTGACTTATGAGAATTTAACTGAATGTATTGATACTTTAGATGAGGAAACTAATCATATTGTAAATAAAATAGTAGAATATGAGAAAGCTGTACTGAAAAATCCTAAGAAAGATATTATTGACCAGTTAATTGAATACAAGGAGATTTATAAAGAAATGGAAGAGAATAATCATAATCTTGCATTTATAAGATGGTTTACTAATGACATTAATAAAGGTTATTCAGATTTTAGTAAAGTACTATGTAATATAACTTAATATGACACAAAAAGATAAACTAAAAGAGTCTTTTTTAGCTTTAGTATCTATTAGAAGTACTGCTAATAATATTATAGATTATTGTAGTGAATATAGTGGTGAGGCTGCTAATTATGCTCAAGAAATTAAGAATAAATGTTAAGAAGTACTTAAACTATTAAAATAATGAATACTTTAGATTATATTATGTCTAGATTAGTAATAAAAACTAAGATTAAGACAGAGAATATTGAAATTAGAAATTCACAAGTAATAGTTTTAGATTCTTTTATTACTACTAATTATATTAATATATTTCATACTAATTATGGGGAATAATAGAAAAAGACTTATTTATAATATGGCTAAGAAGATATGTGATGCTTATATGACATATACTTGTAGCTGTGCCTTTGTTGAAAATAATTTAGTAGATAAGAAAGTATCTCAGAAGTTTAAAGAACTTAAAGATGCTATTGTGGAACAATCAAATAGTATAAAATGAAAAGAATAATTCTTACAAGAGGTATTCCTGCCAGTGGTAAGAGTACTTGGGCTAAACAAGAGGTTCTTAAAGACCCAGAACATTCTATTAGAATTAATAGAGATGACTTAAGAAATATGAGTGGTAAATATTGGGTTCCTGCAAGAGAAAAGTATATTACAGCTTGTAAAGGTACTATATTGATAAATGCTATAAACTTTAAGTTTGATACTATCATTATAGATGAAATGAATCTTAATCCTAAAGAGAATGGATATTTAAAAGGTATGGTTTCAATGATGAATGATACTTTCAAAGATAATAATGATAAGTATATAATTGAAATTAAAGATTTTACAAATGTACCTTTAGATGTATGTCTTGAAAGAGATAGTAAAAGAGAGAATCCTATAGGAGAAGATATAATTAAAGGTATCTTTAATAAATATCAAGAATTATATAATTTAAAAGAAACTAGTGATGAGTAATACACCAACATTAATGCAGAGCGAAGAAAGAAGTCTTAATGAATTAAACTCTGAACCAAAGAAAATTAAAGTAGATGTTACTGTAAGTATTACTATGAGTAAAACTACTACTATTGAAATTAGTGAAGGGGATGAAAATGATGATAATAAATTGCTTACAGCATTTGATTCTCAGAAGTATTCTCCTGAACAGATTAGAGCTATTCTTGAAGAATATAAGCATAGAAAGAGTATTAATAATTTCCAAACTAAACTTAATGATTTAAGTGGTTGGGTAGTTGATGATAAATGTATTAATTTAGAATAATATGAGGTTAATTAATCAAAGTTATGAAATCTGTAATCAAACAGATTTTAGTTTATTAGGTATCTATGAACATATAGAAAAATGTGCTAGAGTATCTTATAAAAGTGAAGACAAAATTACAGATATTAGTGCTACTCCATTTGTAAATATGTTAGAAGAACATGGGCATGATGCTCCACTTGAATTTGGTACAATACACTTTAAAATTCCTAATACTTTATTTAAAACTCTTTGTGAAGATTTAATGTTTAATAAATTATGGAATAATATATGGATACAATATAAAATAGTAGATGATACTGTTTATTTTACTACTAATTATAGATATTGGCATATTATATTAGATATAGTACCTTATGTAGGAAAATACTTAGATTTTGGAGATGAAAATCTTGATAATTATCCTAAAAGATATACAGTAAAACTTATTACTAATAGAGCTGTAAGTCATGAAGTAGTAAGACATAGAGTATTTTCTTTTATGCAAGAATCTCAGCGTTTTATTAATTATAGTAAAGGTAAGTTTAATAATGAAGTTCCATTTATTAAACCTTGTTGGTTAGCTATAAAAGAAGGTACTTATACTGAAAAGAATTATCATGATGATTTCTATACTAGTAAAAATGTTGAGTATGATTTTATGATACATCTTCTTACAGCAGAGGCTACTTATTTTAAGCTTCTTAAAGAAGGTTGGAAACCACAACAGGCTAGAGTAGTATTGCCTAATAGTACTAAAACAGAATTATATATGTGTGGATTTAAAGATGCTTGGGAACATTTCTTTGAACTTAGAGATAATAAAGTAGTTGATCCACAGATGTATGATTTAGCACATCCAATGCATCAGGAATTTATTAATAATAAATATTTATAATTATGATTGAAAAAGAAATTAAACAGGGAGATATTCTTAGTGAAAGTTCTCATTACAAAGTAAAGAGTATTCTTGGTAGTAGTGTTATTCTTGAACACTTTGAAAGTAAAAATGAAGTATCTATTGATAAGGATTATCTTCATAATTTCTGTAATACTGCGGATAGCTATATTACAGAAATAAAAGTAACTAAAGAAGACAAGAAAGATGGTACTCTTGGAATTAGAAGTATATGGGAGAATATTCATAGTAGTAAGGTATTTACTGTATGTTTTAAGAAGCAAGATAAAGCTAAAAGTGCTAAACAATTTAAAACAGAAGTAGATACTCTAGCTGAACAAATATGCCAAGAAATTGATAAGGTTAAAAATTCAAAGAAAGGTGTAGCAGATTGGGTTAAGAAAACTCTTTATACTCTTATGAATAATCCTATTCTTAAGATTGTTGAAGGAGAAGATAGAATTCTTAGAGGATATAAAATTCAATTTGAATCTAGAGATGGTAAGTATCAGTGTATTGATATGGATATTGAGAATTTAGAAAACAATGTAAGATTAGTCAATATTAATACCATTAAATGGCTTATTATTGATAATATTAAATACATTGTTCAATAGTTTTAATTGTTAATAATGTTAAGAAGGTACTATAAGCGATTTGTTTATAGTACCTTTAATTTTTACTAAAAAGTTTTGCAACTAACTATAAAAGTTGTATCTTTGCAAACAAATAATTTAATTAAATAAAAATATGAATAGAGTTTATTGTAATTTTATTACTCCTACTATTAGAGAACAGGCTCATAGATTAGGTATAAATCCTAGTATATTGAATAATATAATTTCTACTATGAAGTCTGTTAACAATAATCCTAATATAGATACTAGTGATAATGCAATTAATACCTTTATTAATAATAATAAAGATAGAATGAAAGAAATAAAACTTTCTCTTCCATATTATAAAGGTATCCCATTATCTACTAATTATAATAAGTTAACTAGTACTATGATGGGAAGTATAACAATTAGAACATTTAATGATAATTTTCCTTCTTCTGATTGGATTAATCATACTTATAAATCTGAGTTTATGTTAAGTAACTTAGATTTATTTGATAGTCCTAGAGCTATTTATACATATGAATTGTATCTTGAAAAGCTATGTATTGAAAATAATGTAGATTTAAGTAAATTGTCTTCTACAGAAAGAATTAAATATATAGATAGTGCTATTAGAGCTTTAAAAGAAGTAAAGGAAACTTATTCTGATGAATTTGAAATTAAGACAAATACTATTAATATTAAAGATGGTAATTCTAATGTTAATGTAGAATATAAGATTGTTTCTAATATAAAAGGTGGTAAATTTGCTACTATTAAAGATAATACTATTAGTGTTAGAGAGGCAGTATCTACTAATGAGATAAGACATTATCTTGCAGGAGATACTGATGAATTCAGAAAAAAAGTTATGCAGAATCTTAAAAATAGAGGTTATAATATTTCTTCTATATATAAAGCTATGGAAGATAAGAATAATATAGCTAAGTTTTTAATTTCTTCTATGTATAGTCATTTAAAGAATAATGATGCTGCTACTTATAATAAGTTAGATGAAAATGGTAAATTAGATATTGAAACTAGAGCTACTGAAGATGGTTTAAATAGTATTGGCATTTATCCTACTAAACAAGTTAGTCAAATTACTCCTGTACAGGATAGTAATAATCTATTAAAGAATATCAATAATGTAGATAAATCATTAGTAGATGTAGAGCAACATGATAAACCTTGGAAAAGTAACCCTACAAAATCAAATAAAACTTTAAGAGTTTATCTTAAAGACCATTCAAAAGGTTACTTTGAATTAGTTAAAGATGTAGAGGATAATTTTTATTCTGTACATTTTAAAACTGCAAAAGAAGGAGCTAAATATAATGCAGAAAATACTACTCCTACTACTAAAGAAGAAAGAAAGATTCTATTTAAAGAGTTAGTTAAATTAATACCAGAAGGAGCTAAAGTTTCTACTTGGGGTTCTATATCAGATGAAGGTATTAAGGCTCTTAATAATATAGGCAGAGATATGATTAAAGTAAGAGAAAGAACTGTTACAAAGAAAACTGATGGTTCTAGAATTAACATACCAATTTTTCAAAAATTAGTAAATAAAGGTATTAATTTTATTACTACTCCTTCTAAGAATTATGCTGACAGAACTAAAGCAAATGCTGAATGGTCTGATATTACTATTGCTTTGGCTGAAGATTTTAATACTACTGGTGAAAAATTAACTAAAACTATTGCAGGAAATAAGTATATATCAGCAAATATTAGTAATGATGTAAATACTATTGTTAATAATATCTATAATCAATTAATATCTAAAGGTAAAACTAAAGATATTAAGCTTAATATTGCAGGTAATGATATTTATAGTTTAAAAGATACACAATCTCAATATGATACTAAACTCATAGATATTATTAAAGGATTACAAGCTAAAGGTATTACTATTTCTGAGATTAGAAGTGGTGGTCAAACTGGTATTGATGAAGCTGGAGCTAAAGCAGGACAATTCTTAAATATTAAGACTACTATTACATCTACTTCTGATTTTAAGTTTAGAAATAAAAAAGGGGTAGATATTAGCAATGAACAGGCTTTTAAAGCAAGATTTGCTAGTACAAATAAATATATAAATCATTATACAGGTAATATTGTTAATGATGGTAATACTATATTTGTATTTGGTAGTAATCCTGAAGGAAGACATGGTGCTGGGGCAGCTAAAGTAGCTAGAGAACAGTTTGGTGCTAAATATGGAATAGGAGAAGGTATTACAGGTAATAGTTATGCTTTACCTACTAAAGATTTAAGAGTTAAAGCTAATAATAGTTTTAGAAGCATATCTCCTAAAGATATTATTAATAATATTAAAAAGCTTTATGAAACTGCAAAATCTATTCCTAATAAGCAGTTTAAGATTGCTTATAGAAATGATATGAATAAAAGAACTCTTAATGGTTATACTGGGGAAGAGTTAGTAAGTTTCTTTAAAGCAGCAGGAGAATTACCTAAGAATATTCAGATTAGTGAGGAATGGTATAAATATTGGAATGATGTACAACCTTATGATGTTACTAAAGATACAGTAGAAATAAGTGGTCCTGTAACAATAGATATTAGTAAGGAAGATAATGATAAAACTCCTATGATTGGTGAACAAGGTAATTTAGTATTAGATACAGAAAGTCCTTATGTTAGAATGTCTAGAGTATTTACTGCTACAGAGTTAACAGATAGAACTAATGATATTGCTAGGGAGTTTAGTAGTCAGTTAGATTCTTTATATGAAGATTTACTTGATGAATATGAAGATAGAATAGCTGAAGCTTCTACTACTGAGGATAAGAGAAAACTTGAACAGGATTTAGCTTTACTTAAAGAGGACAATGGTAGAAAGATAGCTATTAATAAAATAGGATTTAGTGTTATTGTTGATAACATTAAAGCTTCATATTCTGATGTATTAGATTATGATGATGAAACTATTAGAGAAATATATAATACTGACCCTAATATTATTAGAACTAAAATTCAAAATACATTAGATTATTTTGAATATCTTCTTGAAGATGCTTGTAATATCATTGAAATGAATGAAGGAATTAGAATTACTATTGATAAACATATGTTTAATGATGGTACTAAAGATTCTGAAATTATTGATGGTGGTATTGCAGATACTGAACAGGAAATTAATGATGAAAATGAACAGATAGGAGATAATGAAAATGGAGAAGCTGTAAGTGGTAATGATGGTTGGTCCTTTAAGGTAAGAGAAGTATCACCACATGATTCAATATCTAAAGGTACTAAATCAGTGCTTAGAGATATTAAGAAAATAAGACCTGATGGTAGTGTAGATGTTGATGATTTAGGTAAAGTAAGATATGTTAGAGAAGATATTGCTCATGCTACTTTAATTAATGCTTTATCTGATATGATAGACCCTGATGATTTCAGTAAATTAGAAAATGGAAATTATCGACTACTTGCATTGGAAAGAGTAGCTCAAAAATATCCTTGGGTTAATCAAGTTATTGATAAATTACTTGAAGAACCTAGACTTATTAGCTTATTTTATACTGATTTCAGAAAGGATTTTATATCATATTGGACTCAGAAATATAATAAAGATAAAGGACTTATAGAAAATATACCTTTAAATCAATCTGTTGCAATAGATAGTACTATTACTGATGTTATTAGAAATTATGAAAATAAGGATATGATGTCAGAAGATAGTATCTATGATAGTAATGGTAAGATAGTAAAAGAAAATGCTGATAAAGGTATTAATAATGTTGATAGAGCTTTTAAATTAATTAAGACTCTTGATGAAGATGAACTTGATAATATTTATAAGTACATCAATGATTCTTTAAGAATGGTAGGTTTTAATACTAGAGTTAATGATATTTCTTATCTTTATGATAATGTAAATGGTAGAAATAATCTTATTACTTTAATTAGAAATCTTAGAGAAATATTTGAGAAAGCTAAGGATTTAGGAGAAAATGAGCATCTTATTGACTCCTTAAAGGAGCAATATAAAAATCTTGCAGAATTAGTAGGTACTGTAACAGAGTTAGATAATATACAATCTTTCAGAGTTAATGGTAAATCCTATTATTCTTATTCTGCTCCTAATTATGTAAATACCCAAATAAAGACATTCTTAAATGATGCTAAGAGACAGAATTATCTTGATACTGAATTTAAAGCTTATAACTGGTTTTATAATAAAGATAATAAAACTTGGAAAAATGAGTGGTTAAGACAAATAGAAAGTGATGCAGATGTTAGAAATCATATTGCAATTAAAGAAATAAATATTCTTGATAAAGATTCTTATAATGATTGGAAACCAAATCAAATAAAGGAAGCTTTTCTTGCAGAATATTTAAGTATTCCTGAAAATAAAGGTTCAAAGAAACAATATGCTTGGTATAATTTTCCTATTTTCTCAGATTCACCTGTTGCTATGTTTATTAGATTTACTAAGTATATAGATGATAATGAAGGTACTTTTAAACAGAAATTACTTCCATTGTTCAGACAGATAGTATATCAGGAAATAGAGAGAATTAAACTCTGTGAAAATAGAGATAAACCTGGAGTTATGAAGATTCAAAACTTTGATACAAGAGGTAAAATCTTTAATTTCTTCCCAGAGTTAAATACTAATAAATATGGTAAGAGTCAAATATCATTCAAAGAAGCTATACAATATTATGCTGATGATAAAGAAGGCTTAGATAGATTCATTGATATGGCAATAAATGAAATTATGAATAAGAACTTTGAAGAATTTTTAAAGTCTTATAATAATGATGATTTATTAGCACAAGTCAAGAGAACTGGAGTAGTAACTACTGATGAAGCAGCATTAAATAAACTAGAAGAATACTTTTGGAATCAAAATTTTGCAACTTCTCAGATTATACAGATTACTACTACAGATTTAGCTTATTATAAAGATGGTGTAGATTTTCAAAAGAGATATAAGGAAATATATGCTGCTGGAAGTAAGTTAAATACTAATTCTAAGTATGGAAGAAAGATAGAAAGAACTATTTATCTTAAAGATAATATTATTACTTCTGCTAATTATACAGATATTAAATCTAATATTATGCAGGCAGTAAAGGAAAAGAGATTATCTAAAGAAGAAGGTCTTGCTATTCTTGATAAATTTAAAGATATTAATCAGACAGATGCTCAAGCATATAGAAGTCTTAGCTCCTATAGGGCAGTATTAGATATGATGGGATTATGGACAGATGATATGCAAAGAGCATTTGATAATTTTCAGAAAGGTATCTATGATTCTAGAGATTTTGATATTGTATGGCAGACTATTAAACCATTTGTATTTACTCAAATTGATAAAAATGATGGTTTAGGTGGTCATATTAAAGTACCTCATCAGAATAAAAATAGTGAGTTTCTTTTATTAGCTGCTTATGATATATTGAATAGTGTTATGAGTAAATCTCCTAAGTTTGTTGGCCTTAATAGATTTATGGAAGATAAAGGTATTGATGTTATTCAATTTGAATCAGCAGTTAAGGCAGGAGGAGAAGGTATTGTTGATATAAGTATATCACAGAATAAAGTAAATAAAATAGTTAGAGACCAAGCTATAACTTTAGGAAATATAACAATTCCATTAGAAGGAGTTGAAGATTGGAAAACTATTAAAAAAGCTTTTGATGATGCTCTTGATAATGATAATATTTCTCAAGATGACTATAATACTGTAATGAAGTATTTTGAACCTACATCAGATGAAGTATATGAAATGCTTAATAATGCTGCATGTAAACCAGTTCTTGATACAGATATTATTGAAGATGGTTATAACACTAGTGTAGTACACAGTATTCCTTATAAGGATTATGTAGTGCAGACTCCTACTCCAGAACACTTATTTGATGCTTCTAGTATTTATGGTTCTCAATATAGAAATCTTATATTATCTGATATACCAGATGATATGGAAATTACTATTAATAATAAAACATTTAAAGGTAAAGAAATAAAAGACTTCTATAATTCTCTTATAATTGAAAACTTACTTGAAGATTTTAGAAATATTAGAGGGTATTTTGATAGTATTCAAGACTTACAGAAGGAACTTTTATCTATGGTAAAAGGTAATCCTAAATATGGTAGAGATATGCTTAATGCTCTACAGATAGTCAAGAGAAATATCAATGGTGTAGAAAGAGAAGTATTTAATCTTCCTTTACACAATCCTTCTACTACAACTAAGATTCAAGAGTTGGTTAATTCTATATTTAAGAATCATATAACTAAACAGAAGATTAAAGGAGGTAAAGCTACTTTGGCTTCTAATTTTGGTTTTACTAGAGACTTAAAGATTCTTAGAGAAGAAGATGGAAGTATTATAGGAGCTGAATGTTATTTACCATTTTATAGTAAGAAGTATTTTGAACCAATATTAGTTGATGTTAAGGATAAAGAAGGTAATATTATAGGTCAAAAATTAGATATAAATAGACTTGACACAGAATTAAGAAAGTTGTTAGGTTTTCGTATTCCAACAGAGAATTTATATTCTATGTTACCTATGATTATTAAAGGTTTTCTTCCTCAACAAAATGGTAGTAGTATTATGCTTCCTGCTGATATTACTCAGATTGCAGGTGAAGACTTCGATGTGGATGGACGCTTCCTATTTTTACCTGAGAGTAAATTAGAATGGTATGATTATAAAAGAGCGTTTAGAGACTATAAAAACTCTCATTCTGTAGATAATAATGGAAATATTGCTTTAGCTGATAAGAATGGAGTATTATCTTCTCTCTTAGAGGAACTAGGAGGTAAGGAACAATTAACAGATTCTGAAGTATCTTTTACTGAATGGTTTAAGGTTAATAAAGATGATTACAAGTTAGATAAACCTAAATTAAAGAAAATAAGATATAATATGAATAAAGCTCCTAAAGATAATAGTAGAGCTGCAAGAAATAATATGCTTATTGATTTAGGTTATTCTGTATTATCAGCTAAAGAATCTGCTGAAAGAATCAATTCTCCTGGTAACTTTGATAAGGCAAAAGCTGAAGCTAGAAGAGCAGATATATTAAAGGATAATGAATTAGTTAATACTTATATGGAAATTAATGGTATTACTAAACTTTCTGAAGTTGGGTCTAGATTATTAAAAGAGTCCTTAGATTCTTTAAATGATTTTATGTCTAAATATAAGAAAGAGAGAAATCCATTATCTGTAGATACATTTATTTATAATCATCATCAGAATACTACTGGTGGTAAACTTATTGGTATTTATGCTAATAATAATACTGCTCATGCTAAGTTTCAATCTACTAGATTAGGAATAGCTGAAGCTAATCAATTTAAGATTGACGGTACTATATTTAGTAGTTTAAGTTCTAAAACTACTAACATTAATGGTATTAATGAATCAATTCTTTCTAACTGTGCTCAACTTTCTGCTGCATCTGTAGATAATGTTAAAGATCCAGTATTAGCTAGTTTATTACAGAATGAAAACACAGCTTCTATTGGTGGTACAATGTTAGCTATGGGTATGAGTCTACAACAAATGGGATTGTTATTTACACAACCTATTGTTAGAAAGTATATTGAATCTGGTCGCAATAATCTTAAATTCTTAGAGAATGAAATAAATGAGTTGTGTAAAAATTATCATATAGTCTTAGAAGATTTAAAGAATGATACAACATCTGAGGAATTAGTTAATAACATCTTATATTATAATAGACTTGATTGGGATGAAATAACTCCTGAAAATATTCAGGATTATAGTGTAGAAGATAAGAAAGCTAGTGATATTTTAAAAGAGGTAGTAATAGCTACATATAAATGGTATAACATAGCCTTAATAGCTAGAGATTATAGTGATTTAATTAGAATATCAAGAGCTGATTCTCCTAATGGTGCTATGAAAAGAAATATAGCACAAACTACCAATCAATTACATAATGTAGATAGATTCTTAGTTAATTCTTTTAAAGTAGGTTTTACATTAACTAATATAGAAGATTGTGTTAGAAATAATGTTGTCAAATTAACAGATACAGAAGAAGAAATGAGAACTAAATTAAATAAAAGACCTATGTCAATGCTACAGGCATTTCATTCATTAGGTATTGATTTAGGTTCTTCATTGGAATCTAAAGTATTTATGCAACTTAGTGATAATGTAAAAACTATGGTTAAGATTCTTTATAATAATTCTGCTTATAATACTATTTCTGATAAGTTACTTGATAATTTCTATTCAGGTTTAACTAAGTTTGCTTTGTCTAGAACTAAGATGTTTGGTAATGATGGTACTAGAACTTTTGATGAAAAGAGAGACTATTATTTATATAAATTCCCTAAGAAATTCCTAGAGTTTAAATTAAATCCTAAAAATAAGGAAATAACAAATCTTGGAATTATTAAGAAACTTAGTGTAAAAAGAGGAAAAATTATAATGGATAATTCAGGTAAAATAACTGGAGCATTAAGAGAAATGTTTATGAGAGATTTTGAAAAACTTCTTTATATGGATAATCCTGATGCTAGACAGTTTGCAACTGATTTATTAGCTTATAGTTTTTATCTTGATGGTCTTAATTTTGGTCCTAATAGTTATGGTAACTTCTTTAGTACAGTCTTTTTGAATAGCTATCCAGAATTAGTTAATGCACTTAGTGCTATGGAAACTAATATTAATAGTAATATGTACGCAGATTATTTAAATCAGTTCTATGCTAATTATTGGGAAGAAGAAGGTTTATTACCTACATATAGAACAGATACTCAAAATCAACCTGCTAAATCTATTGATGGTAGTATTTTAATTCCTAAAAAGATTTGTGCTAATTCTAATGTAATTGATGAAACTTATTATTCATTAATTAAGTTAGAAGTAACCAATAAACTTACAGGAGAAAGTGAAACTACTCTTTATAGTTATGATGAAAACTTTGACAGTGAAAAAGCTAAAAGATATTATCCTGTTAAAGTTCATAATCCTAATCAAGGAGTTAAGTATAATGCTAATATGACTGCTGTAGAAATGGCAGATATTGAAACAGATGAAAATCTTATTAAAGAAAACAGAGAACTGGATATTAATAATATTGAGTTAGTAGGACAGACTCTTGAAGATGAAACAGGTAATAATCCTAAAGAAGAGACTCCTATACCAGTAGATGATAGTATTTCTGTATTATCATCTGATTTAGCAAAGCAACTTGGAGATTTAGCAAGTATTCAATCTGATATGGCAGATTTTATTAATCAAGGTAAAAATGATTCTGGAATAATTAAGTGTTAATAATATGAATAAAGCATGTGTATATGCTCCTAAAAGAGCAACAAGTACCTTTTATAGATTAAAGAAAGCTTTTGGTTATAATAAAGCTTGGGATATTTGGTATGCGGCTAATTCTAATAATTTCTTAAATAAGTATAAGGATTCCCTCACTCTAGATAGTGAGGGTTTCCCTACTTATGAATCTTTAATTGATAATGAAGGTATTAGAAGTATAGTATCAAAAGAATCTATAGGAAGTATATTAAGTAGTAAATATAAAAGTAGAGAAGATAATGCTAATAACTATAAATTAGCATTACAAGAAGCTTATGAATTTAATTCAAAAGATAAAAATAGGGATAGTTATGTTGCAATAGTAAATAGTAATAATAATACTCTTAAAGTAGATATAGTACCTAAAAACAAGAATAGTGTAGAGCATTTTAAAAATCAATATTCTAGTTATCTATTAAATACTAGATTAGTCAATATTCTTAATCAATTAGGTGTTACTATAGGTACTTTAACTGATTTAGAAACACAAAATGGTAGAGTAGGTGTGACTGACTTTAATATTGCAAAACAGTTAGCTAATGATACTATAGAAATGATTAAAATAGCTAATAATATGGAGGGAGAAAATGCTTTAAGTGAAGAGTTTTCTCATCTTATTATTGGTACTTTAAGAAATACTCCTTTAATGTCTAGAACAATAAATCAATTAGCAGATGAAGATTTATTAATGCAGATATTAGGTTCAGATTATGATGATGTATTTAATTTCTATGATGGTAATTTAAATTTAATGGCAGAAGAAGCTTTAGGTCATATACTTAGAGATAGACTTAGAAGTAATGTTAATACTAATCTACTTACTAGACTTGTTAACTATATAAAGAGCTTATTTAAAAAAATAAATCCTTCACAAGTAGGAGATGCTATTGCATATAGTGAATCTATGATGAATGATTTAGCTAATAATATACTTAAAGGTACTATTAAAGTTAGTAAGGAAGATATAAGAAACAGTAATAGAGATGTTCAATTTAATGCTTTAAGTGAGAAGGTAGATAGAAATATAAATATACTTAAAAGAGCCTCAGAAGTGGAAGCTAAAAGATATAAAATTCTAGGTACTAATGAATCACAGGCAAGGGCAATAGATTTAAGAGCTTCAATGAATGAAGATGCTGATACTGCTTTAGGTATATGTCAATATGCTAAAACTGCTTTAGATGAACTTAGGTCTTTGCAGGAAAGCTTTAAATTTATATCTACAGATAGTCCTAAAAATAGATTCTCATTTTTAAGAAGTACTAGGAGTATTCTTCAATCTTATGGTAAGTTTATTAAAGATATAAATGATGCTAGAGTAGAAGATGAAAATGACAGTGATAATATGTTCTTAAATACCTTTAATATTAATGGTGTTGAAGTTAATTTAAATGATACTATAAGAGATTTAAATGATATAGTACAGACTCTTACTAGAAGTTATTTTAAACTTGCTATACCTACTTTTGCTGAATTCTTAAGACCTATATTAGGGGATGAAATTACAGTAGAAATGGGTAAAAATGTTAGTAAGAAGATTACTCTTAATGACTTAATAACTAAAGCTGATAGAGATATTTCCTTTATGGATAGATGGTTGGACTCTATGGCTAATTCATCAGATATATTATTACAAGCATTTGATGTAGCAGTTAAAACTGCAAATGATAAAGCTAGAATTCAATCTATTAATGATATTAAAGAAATCCAAGCATTACAACAAGATGCTGAAAAACTAGGTATTACTGATTGGAATTGGATATATGAGAAAGATAAAAATGGTAATAATACTGGTTTTATTATATCAGAAATAAATGAAGCACAATATAATAAGGATTTAAAGGAATTTGAAAATAAACTTAATAAGAAATATGGTAAGAATCCTAAAGGTGAAGACCTTATATTAAAGAAAGTGGAAAGAAAGAAATGGCATTCTATTCATTCAGTAGATAATTTATTTTGGAGAAGTCCTAATCCTGAAATATATACTAATCAAGATTATGTTAATTTAGACCAAAAGCATAAGGATATACTTAATAGATATTTAGATTTAAAGAATAAGATTGATAATTTCTTACCTAAAGATAAAGTTAGTAGTCATAAAGCTATTCAAATGAGAAAAGATGGTATTCAAAGATTTATAGATTCTACTGAATCACCTTCTAATATATGGTCTAATATGAAGAATCATTTGTCAGATGAATTCTTGGAAAGGGAAGATGATGAGAATTTATTTGGAGATAATACTATTACTAAAGGATTAACTGACTTTGCAGGAAATGAATTTATGGTATTACCTGCTATGTATACTACTGCCTTAAAGGACCCAAATGATTTAACAAATGATGTTATAGGGGCTTTAATGGCTTATACAGCAATGGGAAATAGATATGCTTATATGAGTGATATTATAGACCCATTGGAAGTAGGTAGAAGTATTATTCAAGATGGTGAAAGAAAAATTTCAAAAACACAAGGTAATCAAAAATTAGCTGAGAAATTCAAAACTTTAGGTATTACAGTTATTAGTGATATATTAGAGCCTAGTGGTAGTAATATTGAAAAGAAATTAAATGACTTCTTTGCTTCACAGGTTTATGGTAAATATCTTAAAAAAGAAGGAAGTTTTGAGGCTTTTGGTAAGAAGTTCAGTGGTACTAAAATAGCTAATTGGATTATGAAAGGTTCCTCTACTGCTATGCTAGGATTTAATTTCTTAGCTAACTTAGCTAATGTTACTACTGGTGTAGCAATGCAGAACATTGAAGCTGCTGCTAGTGAATATTTTACTGCTTCTCAATTAGCTAGTGCAGATGCTACATATTTTAAGTTATTACCTGAATACTTAGCAGAATTAAATAATAGAAATAAACAAAGTAAATTAGCTTTACTTGATGAACTTTTTAATATTAAAGGTGAATTCTTTGATAATGTAAAAAGAAATCAAAGAAAAGGTATTTTATCTAGAATATTTGGAGCATCTAGTACTATAGCTTTCTTAGGACAAAATGCAGGAGACCATTGGTTACATAATAGAACTTTAATTGCAATGATGAAAAATACCCTGGTAAATGTTCCAGGTAAAGGTAAAATAAATCTTTTTGAAGCTTATAAAGTAAGAGATAAATATAAAGATAAAAACATTAAAGAACTATATTTACCTGTAGGTACTACTGATGAAAATGGTAATACATTTGATGTTGGTAAATTCTCTAGAAAAGTATTAGCAGTTAATCAAAAGTTATTTGGTATTTATAATACAGAAGATAAGAATGCTGCTAAAAGATTAATAGCAGGTAGAGCAATATTACAATTTAGAGATTGGATTAAACCTCAAATGAATGCTAGATTTGAAAAGGCTCAATATAATGCTATAACAAAACAATGGGAAGAAGGTTATTATAGAACATTTGCTAGAATATCATATGAATGTTTAAGAGGACAAAGAAGATTAAATATGCTATGGTCTAGTATGACAACTAAAGAAAAACAGAATATAAGAAGAGCTTTATTTGAATGGATGCAATTTGGTGCAATATGGGCACTTTGTAACTTTATTGAATGGGATAAAGATAAAAAGAGACCTTGGGGATTAAAACTTATTGAATATGTTCTTAATAGAAGTAAACATGAGTTAGGATTCTTAGCACCACAGCCTACTACTGTAAATGAAGCTTTAGCTAATATTAAATCACCAGCAGCTTGTTTATCTATGGTTGGTTCTATTGGTACTATGATGGAGAGTTTAGTTACTCCAAATGATTGGACTAATACTTTACAAAGTGGTCCTTATAAAGGTATGAGTAATGTAGAAAAGAATTTCTTAAAATTACCATTACCTGTAATTAATCAATATAGACAAGTTAATAAAGTTATAGATGATGATACATTTATGAATAATATTAGATATTATATGAAGCCTAGTGCTTACTAAAATTAAAAAGGGAGATAGTCTTAATGACTGTCTCCCTATTTTTTTTTTCATTACATACATCTGAATAAAATTTCTTTTTCTTCGTTAGACATATTATTATAATCTTTTATACTAATACCTCTTTCCTGTATATAATTCTTTTGTTCCTTATTTAATCTACCATACATTAATTTATCATTATAATATTGTCTTACTTCTCTACTATAATTATCTTCTTTAGATACTCTGTTAGAGTAATTATCTTTACTAATATCATAGAATAATTTATCAATAGTATTTTGATTATTAAAGATAGTACTAATAAAATTTTTAAGCTTTCTCCAAGTCTTAACAAATATACCAGTAAAGCCTTCTTCCTGCTGCATATATTCTCTAAAGTCTTCTGCCATATTTTCTTCAAGTTCTATGTTTTCAAGATTACCATATTTAGTTTTAGCTTGATTATATAGATTACTTAATTCATTTTCTGACAATAAACTTTGAGTAACATAATGGAAAGCTTCATGATATAAAGTACCTCTAGAAGCATTCTCAGATATAGTAATAATACCATTCTTAAATTGACCATAAATAGTAGAATTACCATTCATATTCTTAATGGAATTTACTAAATTAATTGCACCTTCTCTACTTAATTGAGGTAGCATTCTATATACTTTAGTTTCCTCTAATCTTTGATTCCATTTAGTATATTTACTATCTTCTTTAACTTCTCTATTAAATATTGTACCTTCAAAAGTACTCTTAATTTTAGCAATCTTTTCTTCTAGAGAATCACTAGTATTAACTTTAGCTTCTAACTTAGCTAATTGAGCATTTAATTTAACTCCTGGAGTATTATTAATTAGACTAAGAATTTCTTGATTATCTTTTAATTCTTCTAATAAAGTTTTAATTTTCTTTGAAGCATTCTTTCTTGTAGCTTTCTTAATAGTATCTAATACATTTTTAACAGTAATATTCGGTGGTCCTGTAGGAGTAGTAATGGTAGGTTTAGTTTCTACCTTAGTTTCTGCTTTAGGTTTAGCAAGTTCAGTTTGAGTATTATCTAAAGCATTTTCAATATTATCAAATATGTTAAGTGTATTATCATCTAATTGACTTGCTAAATTATCTACTTTAGTTTCTACTTTAGATTTTGCTTTTTTAAGACCTTCTGCTCTACTAACACTATTTAATATATCTAATACTTGTTTAATTAACTCGGTTTTCTTATTCTTAAATGGAGTAGCAGTTAAATTATCTTCTATAAGTCCTTTAGCAAAATCTGTAAGAGTACCCTTTACATTAATAATAATACCATTAGTACCTCTATTATTACCAAACTTCTTTTCATTTCTATAAGATATAATAGTTACTATACTACCATCTTTCATCTTAACTTCACTAAATACAGGAACAGTTTTATCTTTACTCCAAACTCTAGGGTCTTCACTAACACCTATCCAATCATTAGTAATTCTAATAGTACCATCACCAAATTCACCACCTATAAATACATTATTAGTATCATATCTGGTTACACCCCTACTGCTATTTGTGTCTTCAATTATCTTAATAATTTTCTGTGCTAATACTTCTGAAAGAAAAGCACCTCCTAATTCATATCCTTCTAATGTATCAACCATTTCTTTAGTAAGATTAGGATAGTCTTCTTGCATATCAACATTAGCTCCTTCAAAATAACCAAGAGTATATTCATCTATTTTAGCAGCAGACTTATCTGTTATTTTTTGTACAAACTTATTAGTACTTGTATCATAATAACCCCAAGGAGTATGTACTATTCCAGTATAACTATTAGCAATACAATATATGAAAGCTTTAGTATTATTAAACTTATCTCCTAATTCTATATTACCTTTATCTGTTTGTTCATATACTTTATTAGAACTACGATTAATAAAATAAACTCTACCTGTATTACTATCAGTTAAATAATAGTTATTTTTATCTTCCTTATTAGGATTCATATCTAATCCTTTAGGATTTATAGCTTTAGTTTCCTTACCTTCAATAATAGGATTTATAGTAAACCAATCATTAATTGTTTCAGTAGCATTTTGTTTAAGATTAGTTTCTGCTATTTCCCCTATCATCTCATTATAATTCTGACCTTTATAAGTAGTATTAATATACTTTCTAGATACTTGGAAAGTAGTATTACCACCTTTAAGATTATTAAGAATATTAGTAACTAAATCAGGATTATTAATTTCACCATTATATATAGTATATATATGTTCATCAGTAGTTCTTTGAATATCTATTTTTAAGATATTATCCTTTAAGTTAATATGCAATACAGGAATTACTAATAACTCTTGTAAAGCATCTTTAACTTTGACAATGTCATCATTATTCTTTATATCTTTTATAGTATTCAATACATCTTGTACTGCTTTACCTAACTTAGTATTAATAGTTCTGTTATCAAACTTAGCCATAGTAAAAGGTACAGGATAATACTTTCTCATTTTATCTGAGGTTTCAATAAGTATATAAGGTTGTCCTTTCTTAGCATCTAAAGGAGATATTGTATCTAATTCCCTATCAGACCTAGCAGTATTTTTAGTAACACCAGGCTCTATTACTAATTGAGCTTCTCCATTTTGCATAGCTATACCAAATAATGAAGGTTTACCATTAAAAATATTATTAATAGTCATTCTATCATTCTTAGCAGTAAAATTAGGTCTTCCTACCATCTTTTTACTAACGGTAGTTTCAATATTTGGTATTTGTACTATATCATTAGTATCTGTACTATCTACGTTAATATCATTAGCAGTATGATATAACTCTTTAAGTCCTTTAATATGATTAAAATTATAATCATAAGCTGTAGGTAAATCTCCTACTACATTATTATTCTTATCTAAAATAAGAATAACCATATCATCAATCTTTTCATTAAGTGACTTACTAAAACCAAAGTGTACTTTTGAACCTTTTTGAAGTGCTTTAAGATTCTCAAATGTATTATGATTTAATAAGAATTCATATATAGACTGATATCTAGTTTTCTTTTCCTTAGTAAGAATTTCTTCTTGATAATAAGGTATTGTTTCTCTAGACCTTAATCTACTAAATTGAGTAGTAGCAGGGTACCAGAAATTTTTAATACTGCTATCATTAATACTAACTGCTCTAGGATTATATATAAATTTTTCTACATCATTATCACTTATTGCAGGAGTAAAATCTATTTCACCTACTGGAATCTCATTATCTACCTGTAAAGGAGCTTCTTTTTTAGTTTCTTTTTTAGCCTCTTCAGTAGCATTATCTAATCTATATTGATATATAGCATTAAGATAATTATTTATATTAGGCATAATTCTCTGTAAATTTTTATATGATTGTGTAGCTGAGATATCATTATACATCTTTTTAGTATCAGGATGCCCATTTTTTAAACCATCTTTAATACTATTATCAATCATATTAATAACTCTTTTAAGGTCTTCTTTTATTGTAGGATTATTTATACCTTCTTCTGCTAATATACTAACAGTTAAAGCTTCTACATCTTTTAAATGTAATTGTGCCTTGGAAGCTTTAAGATTTTTTTCTGAATTAGCTTGATTATTCTCAGCTTGTTGCTCTTGTACAGTTTTACTTTCTTCTACACCATCATTACTAATTACATTGGTATCTTCTATCTCTTTAGCTTCTTCAGCACTAGGCAGTGATTCCTTAAATTTTTTAGCTTCTTCTAATGCAGTTTTAACTTCTGATAAAGTATTCTTAGCTTTATCTAATTTCATTTGTCTTAATTCTTCAGAAGCCTCTTGTAATTCTTTAGGAGAAAGCGTACTATTTTCAGCTTTAAATTGACTTAATTCATCAGGGGATATTTCTACATCATCTGTATTATTAAAAGCTTCAGAATCAAAATCAAATAATTCATTAGAAGATTCTGATACATTCAAACTATTATCTAATAATTGTTTAGCTAAATTATATTCTTCTTGAGATATTTTACCATCATTTAATTTATTATTTAATTCCTGTAAAGATTTATCATAACTATCTTTGATAGATTTAGCTTCATCCAATTTAGATTTAGCTTCCTCTGCTAAAGTACTATCATCTAGTGCTTCATCAAAAGCATCAAAATCCATAGTTTCTGATAACTCTTTTACAATATCACTAACTTTACTACTAGCAACTTTATCTAAAGTTGCATTTTTATCTCTAGATTTTTCAAGTTCTTCTTCCTCTTTATCTATTTTATTATGGTCTTTATCTATCTTATTAGGATTTTCTGTATATTCTTTAAGTTTCTCATTAAATGTATTATAGGCATCATATAGTTTCCAGGAGTCTTTTAAGTTCTTCATAGTTTCCATATAATTTAAATAGCCTACATTATAATTCTCAGCAATAGTATTATAGAAGTCTTCACTAAGTAAGGATTTAAAAGCCTTTTCATTATCTTTATTAGCTAATGTTGCAATAGCTTTTACATCTCCTTGATACAAACCATTAAGAATAGAATAAATATTATCCCAAGTTTTAAGAATTTCTTGATTTTCTTTTAATATATTTATTTCTTTTCCTTCTTCATTTGTTCTAGTTTCATTACCAGTTAAAGAAGATTGTTCATTTCTTAAGGCTGTAGTATAAGCTTCAATACCATTAAGTACATTTTTTACAGAATTCTTATTATCCTTATCATTTAATATCTCATTAATTCTTTCAGTAAATCTATTAGCTTTCCATAATAGCCAAGCCATTTCATTCTGATGTTCTATAGGTATATCAGATGTATTTTTAATAATACTTAAAGCTTTTTTATAATTATCAAATTGATTAAGTAATTTATCTCTTCTTTCAGATAATTTAGCTCTCATTTGATTCTTACCTTCTTCAGTAAGTTCACCAGTAGTATCTGTCCATTCAGGTTTTACAAAATCACAAATACCTTTAATATCTTCTAATTGTTCATCTGTAAAGTTCTCATAGTTTTGATTAATAAGTTCTTTTAAATCATCTTCTCTACCTGCCTGTAAGTAAGAAGTAAATAAATTAAAAGTATCATTATCTGCATGATTATTAAATTCAAATCTATTATTAGCATTTGAATAACCATTCATAGCATCAATAAAAGATTGACTTTGAGCCATTAATTTCTTTTTATCTTGAATATCTGCTCTAAGTCTCTCCATATTATCTACTACCTGTTGACCTTCTTGATTAATTCTATTAGTACTTCGAGCTTCTCCAATAGCACCACCACTAATACCTATAAATTTGTTTCTACCTAACCAAGTATTTTCTGTAGAATTAGCTCTTCTACCAAATGTAGGTACACCAATAAGACCATTTAATGCTCCAATAGCAAACTGTTCCCATTGAGATTTATCTCCATAAGAAGAAGCAAAACCTTTAATTATAGAAGACATTAAATCTTGTGTATCAAGATTAGATTTACTATTTCTCATAGCTTCATAATAAGCTTTAGGAGAATCTGGACTATAATATTCACCAGACATATTAGCAGCAAATTGCTGAGCCATTTCTTCATTACCTTCTCTTAAAGCTATTTTACCAGCATTAAATAAGTCATCTTTAACTCCTAATTTCTTCCAAGAATAAGAACCATCTGTATTTCTTATAATTCTATTTACAATAGGACTTTCTTCTCTTATAATAGCTTTATTAGCCTTTCTTCTAGTTTGTTCTAATAAAGAACCTAAACCTTTATTTTTAGCTTCTTGTCTAGCTGCTCTAAATCCATTAGCATAAACTCTACCAAAAGTCTTAAAATCATTTATAGCAAGTATAGGAACATTAAGAGCTAAATCCATAATACCTGCTGCATTAGCTCTATCTTTAGCATCTTGTTTTAACTTATTATAAGTATCATCTAAAGCTAATTTCTCTCTATTCTGTTGCTCCTGTAAGAGAAGTAAGTTAGCATTCTTTTGATTATTACTCATATCAGAATTAAGAATTCTTTGTTTTCTATCTTCAAAATTAGCTAATAATTCTTGATTTCTCTTAGTATAAGTATCATTGATTTGTGCTAAATCATAATTTAATTTATCTGTTGAATTTTGATTAGCTTCTAATCTACCTTCATTAACTGCACTAATAAATGAACCTGCAATCTTAGCACCTAAAGTACTAGCATTCTTTAATAAGCCAGCAGCTTTAAGTCCAAGATTCCAAGCTTGACCTGAATATAATGCAGCTACAGTAAATCCCATATTTTTAAGAAGACCATCTGCCCAGAAATTCATAGTATCTAAGTTTTGATACCATTCATTATTCTGTTCCTGTGAAGTTTTATAATTAGGCATAATTTCTTCCATAGCTTGATTAGCTTGATACATAGCATCACTAATTTCATTATGGAATAATTTAGACCAATTATCTGTAGCACTATCTCCTCTTATTGCTCCAGCTATACCTTCACCTGCTCCTAATACTAAACCTAATGTACCATCAATAAAAGCAGTAGCTGCTTGTCCTGCCATTTTACCAATACCAGCACCTAATTGAGCATACCAAGGTTGATTTTCAGCTCTTACATCTGCTGTATCTCTAAATTCTCCAAGTGAATAAACATCTTTATCAAACATTGATTCACCTAACTTAGTATCAGTATTGTAAAGAGGAGACTGCACTACATGAGGTGCAGTCTCTATAGGATTAATCATATGTCTTAGTGGAGTACTTTCATTAATCTTATTTAAATACTCTATAGCTTCAGGACTAACACCACTTTGAATAGCATTATTCTGCTGCTGTAATTGTCTCCAATTCTGTAATCCACTCTTTCTTATATCTACTGGTTTCTGTGTCTTTAATTTTACCATAATTGTTTATATTTAATTATATGCTTGTGGAGCATAAGTTTGTGCAGAAGTAGTATTTTGAATACCTACTTGAGACTGGAACCACTGTGCTTGTTGAACATTATTTTTAAGTTCCTGCTCATAGTAAGCTCTATCAGCTTCTGTCATTTTTTTACCATCCATATACCCACTTCTAAGAGCATTGGAAATCTTATTGTTACGTATCATAAGTTTATCAATATTCTCCTCAACATTAGGATTGATATAGTTACGAGAAATAATTCTTAACTTCTTACCTTCCTTATTAGTAGCTAAATAAGTTCTACCTGATGAACCATATCTAGAAGCAGTTATATTCCACTTATTATCTTCATTTAAGAAATCTTCTAAATCAAGTTTATCTCCCTTAACCCATTTGCCAGATTTCTTATCAAATTTAGCTTCATATAAATCTCCTGCATTACCTAATAATGTCTTATAAGCTTCCTGTTGTGTAGGATTTAGAGCATAATCATATTCCATATACTGTTTAGCATCACCTCTAACACCAGTATTTATGTATTTACTCCATAAGTTACCTACATTTCCAGGTTGCCAGTTATGTCCTTTACCTAAGTATTTCTGTGCTCCTAATGAATTTAATAATTCTGAGAATCCACTATCTGCAATGTTATAGTAATAACCTTCTTTATCTTTCTGTATAGGAATTACAGTAGTTTTACCACTTATATTATCTCTTAATGTAAATTGACCATAACCATATTTACCTTTACCTTCATGTTGATAACTTGCTATATCTATAGCCTTTAATCTAACTTTACCTTCATAGGCTTCTCTACCTTTCTGACTTAAATAAGTATGACCATTCTTAGTATAGAAATACTGCTTATATTTCTCTTTCATTTTATCAACTTCCTTCTGCTCTTCAGGAGTATAAATAGGTACTTCATTTATAGCAGATAATTGATTTTGCTGTTGTTGAGCTTGTGCTAAAGCTAATTGTTGCTGCAATTTATAATTCTCTCTAGATTCAAAGTTCTCCATAGCTTGAACAATATCTTGACCTATAGCAGACCACATGCCTTGTTTAATAAAGTTAGCTGCTTGTCTTCTTTGATTTTCATTAGCCCAGTTACCTATTTGACTAGAGTCATAAACCTGTTGATAAATAGCACCTAATACTTTATTAGTAGCAGTAGTTTCTCCATTGAGATACTTTTGTATATCATTTCTAGTTAAACCATGTTTCTGTATAAATGTATTAGTATAGCTATCAATAGGTTCTCCCTTACCATAACTACTTAAAGTCTTAGCTAAATTCTGTGCAGCTTGTGCTGATTGTGCAGTTAATAATTTACCACTATAACTTTGTGGTGTATAACTAGGATTCTTCATATAATAACTAAGACCTAATTCACTAGGGTCTTGAGCAATTAATGTAGGGTCCTGCAATCTAGCTTGCCATAATACTTGAGCTTGTTGTTGTCTCTTATTATAAGCTTCTTCAATAGGTATTATGTTACTAGCATATTGTGCTCTCATATTCATTAAGTTTCTTCTACTAGCAGCATTAATACCATTATTAAGTATATCATTAGCAGCTTCCTTTAATTGATTTGAATATGATTTATACTTACTATAAACATCAGCATCTTGTGTATTATTAGCTAACTTTTCCCATTGGTCTGCCTTCATCTGTAATTGTGAGAAAGCTTCTTCTGCTTGATATTGTGCTTGAGCATTAGCTTGATATATAGGAAGTAACTCCTGTAAGGAGTAAGGATTAAACGAAGATGAAATCATTAAACTATAATTAGCCATTATTACCTCTCTTTCTTGATTTATACTTAGATTCTCCCTTATTTGTCATAGCCCAAGGGAATGCAGCACTAGTATTTAATATATTAAAGTTCATATTCTCTCTACCAATATTACCAATATTATTAAACAGATTAGTAAGATTAGCACTTCTCTCTGCTGCAAGTTGTTGTCTAGCAGCTTGTCTAAGTCTTTCTGCTTGCATAGTACCTTGTAATAAAGTATTTCTAACTTGCATCTTAGCAGCTTGATTAGCAGTATCAGCTTTAAACATACCTTCAGTATTAAACATATTAGTACCTCTATTAAACTCTGCTACTTTCTGTCTTTGTGCTAAGTTATATTCTTCTGCTTGTCTAGCTAATGCCCCTAATTGATTCTGAGCATTATAATCTGCTGCTAATATACCTGCCATAGCATTACCTCTATTACCACTAGCTTGATTAATTATTGCTCTCCTAGCTGCACCACTTTCAGCATTTAATTTATTAATGTAGTAGTCTCTATCAAATGGATTATAAGTTATATAATCTCCAATAGGATTAAATGATATTGGTGTATATTGACCAGCTTCTCTTGCAGCAGTTAATATTGCATCAGCACTACTTTCATCAGGTTTACTTAATAAAGAACTTGCTACTCCTATAGCAGAACCTACAATAGGAGCATATCTCATCCAAGTAGGTAATAAGCCATTATCTTCTTTATTATTAGTTTTCTTTTTAGTATCTGTTGATATAAATTCTTTATTCTTTAAATCTATAACAGTATTACTATTAGTATCTATTCTATCACTAAAAGGTACTATATCATTTGCACTATAACCCATACCATAAGGTGATAACATATTAAAAGGTTTTTGATTACCTAGTGCATCTAAAGGTTGATATATAGTAAATGGAGTATCAGCTTGAGTACTAATATTATTAAACTTAGGAGTTCTATGTACCCAACCTAATTTACCATCATTTCTAAGTCTCTCATAATTGTTCTTCAAATAAGTAACATCTTTACCTGTTTTATTACTTAATGTTTGCCAATAATTATGACTATCAGGTAATGTTAAAGCATACTTAGTAAAGTTCTTATAGTTATCAGTACCTTCTATGTCTTTAACACTATAATCCTTGCTACTTACTTTACCTTGATAATAAGGAATATTACCTTTTAAATAACTATTCTGATATTCAGGTGCTCCTTCCCACATATTATCAAACATCCAACCACCATCATCAAATTGTTGAGGTTCATTAGAAACCATTTCATTAGGATTAGATAGCATAGTGTTATCTCCTTGTACAGGAGTACCATTAAGTATTCCTAATTGTTCTTGTGGACTTAACTTATTAAATTGTCTCTTAGCCTTAGCTAATTCCTTCTTAGCTTTAACTTCTTCCTGTGATTGCTGTAAATCTTGCATAAAGGAATTAAATGTTCTTTTACTAATAGGGTCATTAGGGATTTCTTCTATTTCCTTACCTAATTTCTTACTAGCTTCTGCAAAGGTTATATCTTTACTTAATTTATATTTATCTGTT